CCACTCACCCTGCAATTGCGGGGAGGCTGGCGGATTATACATTCGGCTCCGCCGGGCCGTCGAGCAAATAGTCCTATCCGGAAAGGTCTATACTCTTGTAATCTATACGTCTACCGTTGCTCTTAATCTCCGAGACATAGACGTCCCCAAGTTCATGAGACCCCCATGTGTATGGGCTACTCACGGCACAAAACCAACGAGCGTATGGGTTCTTAGCCTCAAGCTCTGGCTTTTGGTATTTCTTCAAGACTCGCCACTCGAAACCGGAAGAGTCATCTCTCCATATTTCGTATGGGTTTTCTTTATCTCTCATTTTTGCACATTCGTTTTTACTCATCTTTTTTTACCTCAATGATATAGTTGCCATCGTTGGCATACGCATTACTCACATTCTCATTAGCATATAGAGCGTGAGCTTGTGGTGTCATTGCGTCGACCGGATTTATAGCGGTCCTTCGGGCTACTTTTCGAATCCTTGAAGGATTTCTTTTAACGTTTTCGAACATTACTTTTACCTCGTATTACATATAGCAAGCAAGTATATAAAGGTTTGCTCGGCGCCCCTAACCCCACTGTTGCAGGGTGACCGGAATTTTTTTTATCCTCGTCGGGAAGGTTGGGCATTTCACCCTATTTAATCCTTCCCTTTTAGAGGCTATCATCTTAAGTGTGAGAGGGGATTCTTGGTTGACCCCTAAAGAAACTCCCAACTACCTAAGTAGTTATTTGTAGCTTCTTACCACTTACCTATCCCTCAAGCACTTGCTCGTTGGTCAAGGTTCGTGTGCCTTACCCCGTTGGGTAGGGGTTATTCGGCCACTCACTATAACGGGGAGCTACCCCATTAATCTAATTTAAGTCCGCTCGCTTCGTAAAACTTTTCATAATCGAAGTTCTCGTTTTGTTCGGCGCAAAAGTAGGCAATCGCCCTTATCATGTAAGGGTCGGCCCTTTGCACTTTCATTATTGAAGCGAGCTTCTCAAAGTGTTTTCGGCTCATACTCATAAATCATACTCCATGACTATGTCCATCGTCTCACCTACGATTTGCTCGTAGTATTGAGCGTCATCGTTGCCGACCTCGTAAAGGTCTTCAACCATTTTTTCAAGCGCATTTAATATTTCGGTTCTTTTCATTTTTATTACCTCTATTATACCTATAGCGAGCTCCTTAATAAAGCTTTGCCTCGTGCGACTCTCACCAATAGGATTTGGTTTTTTTCCGTGTGGTTTAGGAATGTCTCTTTATTACATGACCCTCCAAAGGTCGCGTATTCTATCCATCTATCAAGGGCTTTACCCTCTTTCTCGGCGTCCATAAACACGTTTACACCCCCAACTCGTGGAAGCAATCCGTGCATACTTCATAGTTTCGTGCTTCGTGCACGGCTACGGCGTCGGCGCAAAGGTCGCACATAATAATGTCCGATTCTTCGAAGCCCAATCTTATCATATTTTCTATTGAGTTGTCTAATTCCATTTTTATTACCTCTTTTCTTATAATTTACTTACGGTTTCAAAGTATATAAAGCTTTGCCTCATTTTAGTATATAAAGCACGAGGGGCCTTATATACCCCAATATAATTTCCGAACGCACTTTTTTGAAAAAACCCTGTAGCAAAACATACTCACCGACCCAGTCACCCCACAGAGCGGGGCGACCAGCGTCATTCTTTGAAATTAAAAGGTAAGTCCAAATAATAACGTATGGTTTGGATGAGGTTATATAAGGACATTTACCATGCCCCCAATTCCATCATCTTTTCGGCTATCTTTTGTTCGTTGATAGGTCTTTCGCCATTTCTATAATAGGCCAATTCCATACCAATACATAAAAGAAAGTCATCCCAAACTAATTGATTGTGTTTACTCATTTTCATCCTCCAAATATTCTAATTGAACCTTTGCTTTTAATAATGCAAGATTTATATCTTCTAATAATTGGTCTAATATCTTTTCGGTTCTACTCATTCGAACACCTCGAAAGCTTCGCAAAAAGAATAAATCCAAGTTATAACTCCAACGGTTATAATGTAAACTATTGTTAAGCTCATTTACCAAAACCCCCATGCGTCGTCATCTAATTTAACATCTATTGCATGTCTTTCTTTTGGACTTCTTCGGATTCTAACGGCGTATCCTTCGGTATCCAATTCTCCACTTCGAACCATTTTACTAATTCGTGAAGCGTCGAATTCATCTTTTGCGTGTTCCCATGATGGCATTACATGACCATCCGAGAGTCTTACTATATGTGTTAATACTTTTATTTTCATATCTTTTACCTCTATTATACTTATGTTTTCAAAGTATATAAAGGTTTGGTTCATTTTAGTATATAAAGGCCGAGGGTGCTTATATACCCCCTTATTATTTCCGAACGCATTTTTTAGCGCTGCCTGTGGGTACAAATAGATTCATGGCGCCATACACCCCGCCACTGTGGGGTGCACGGGATAAATTAAAATAAGGGTGAGGGACGTAGGTCGTGAGAACCCACTCAGGCTAACCACGGGCTTCCAACCGCGTGTGTCGCGAACACTCTAGTAATACACACCCTTGTATCCCGGATGGGATAGTCTTGATGTGTATCCTATTTTGCCCTTCGCCATTCTTGTCAAGCATCCCTCGCTTTAAGGTAGGGTATTAGCCTACCATTCTGGCCGAGAATTGTAAGGGAAAGGGTTGCAATACTATTTTGCTATTTTCATCTTTTTAGGTCAAGGGCCGGTCGATAGGCCCTTAGTTCCCCTTTCCGAAAAGTATATACCGGGGGGTATTATAGTTTTCTAGTTGCGTATGATATTCCTACCATCCATGTGATAAGACTTGATTGATACTTATTCATTTCATTACCTCCTTTAATTGTTTTACCGCTTTCCAAAGCTTGCGTGCGTCTTTACTTGCTATGTGGGTCTTGCCACCGGTTTTCATTTTACTCATATTTTCCTCTATATTACACATGGTTTCCAAGTATATAAAGGTTTGCCTCAAATTACTATATAAGCATCGAGGGCCTTTATATATTCCGTTTTAGGCTCCGCCCACCCTTTTGGCTTTTGCCAAATTGATGGCTTGCATAGCCTTAAGCTTTGCAAGCATTGCGGATGCCATCTTGGTTCTTGTTTGACTCATTTTTTTTTGCCTCCTTGCTAATACCCACGCGCCCCGCATATATATACTTATGGGTCGACGCGCTGACCTACCCCCGGTCTAAAAAAATATAAGGATTGATGTTCTTCTGTCGTCTAGGGGTTTACACAAATCGAGGAAATTTTGAAAGTAACTTTACTAAGACTAACTAGATAGTACCAGTGGAGCACTACTATATTAAGCTATATAGTATAATATAGCATTACATAAGAAGCACACAGTGGTTTCCAAAGGACACAAGCTTTATATACCCCTGCTACGTTTTACTATTATATGACAACAACAGCAAAAATAGCATTAGAATGTGAAAACATAAAAACACTTCTCTTAGAGAAGAATGCAAACTATGGCAACAGTGCATTAGAGCCTCTGAATGTATTCAGTAAGCTCGATGCAGCAGAGGCTATTCAGGCACGAATTGATGATAAATTGGCTCGAATAAGCAATAAAGGGCTCAATGATGCAACAGAGGATACTCTAGATGACTTGATAGGTTATCTAATCCTTCTCAAAATAGCCAGAGGGGGAGCTTCAATGGAGCCTAAAGGCCGTATTGAAGTAGACATAGGAGCATCAGCATGATTACGCTGCCCGATGGAGCCAAATGGGAACCCTCTTTTATGAGGTTGAGCCCTAGTAAGATTAATACATACCATAAATGTCCTAGAGAGTTTTATTACAAGTATATAGCTCAGATGCCCGAAAAGAAAACAATACACTTATTTCGTGGAACCTTAGTGCATGCTGTACTAGAAGACCTTTTCAAGAAGCAATTTCGTAATTTTACGGCTTGGGAGAAGGGAGACCCTTCCGCTTGGATGGAAGAACAGTTCCAGACTAGGTGGGCTAAGGATATAGACAGTAAGACTTGGCTGCTTGAATTACACACCGCGGACGAAATGGCAGCCATGAAGCTTGAAACACAGGAATTATTACAAAATTTTGTAGGTTCTGTCGATAAAAAGCTTAACGAAATGGTGACTTGGAAGATTTATAAGTCAAAATGGCAAGCATGGAACTCTGTAGCGCCAAAATATGCTGAAAAATGGGTAAAATCCAAGGATTATGCTGTAATAGGGATAGTGGATGCTGTCTGTTCCGACTTTGATGGAGGAACTACTCTTCTGGATTACAAGACTTCTAAGCGATATGGACCATATCTACCAGAAGATTATTACAGACAGCTTATAATTTACGCATTTTTATACACTTTGGAGATGGGAGAGATGCCAAATTTCGTAGGTGTTAGCTATTTACGCTTTGATGACACGTTTTATGTGAAAGTCAACCAAGGTGTTTTAGATGAAGCGAAAGAAGTTATCATGTATGTTCACGATTGTTTGAAAGAAAGGATGAAAGATGAGGATAAATATGAGCAAAAACCACAAAATTTATGTAAATGGTGTTCTTTTTACGTCGGAAATGGAGGACCATGTGACGTACAGCTACCAAAATGGAAGCCAAAAGGTAAAAGTTACACCAAAAAGTCAAATGTGAAAGCTGTTAACGCCATAATTGACGACGATATAGTAGATAATTTGCCTCAAGAAGGCGAAGGTGAGAAAAATACTGTCTGGCCGGAGGATTAATGAGTAAATTCTTCATAGAAATAGGAACTTCCGACTTTGATACGCTAATTCCACTAGCTAAAGGTGGTTGGAAAGGTATTTTTGTGGAGCCAGTTGAGTATTTGTTAGATAATTTAGAGAGAATAGATGGTTGTGAGTATGTAAATGCTGCAATTACAGCCCATACAGGTAAAACTACCATAAATTACCACTCTAACCCAGAGGAAGAATGGCATAAAGGTATAGGTTATGTCACTGATAAGAATATAATCGGTGACTTTATACCTCATTCTCACGAACCAGCCAAGCCTTCTAACTATTTTTGGCGTAATAATTTCGAAAATGTTACTAAAAAAGCTGTTGATTGTATGACTTTAGATAAATTAATCGAAAAATATGACGTAAAAGAGATAGATTTCTTAAAAATAGACGTAGAAGGCATGGAACATACCATTCTTCACTCATATAGTTGGAAAATTAAACCAAAAATCATGAAAATTGAGACAAAATGGGTGTATCGTGACGAAGATGACGTAGTTCATGGTGAGAATCTCATAGAGACTTGGCGCTCTCGTCTAGTAGAGTTAGGATACCTAGTTTACGAAGAAGATAGCGATTGGTACTGTTTATTGATATAAAATAGGGAAAGCTTTATATAGGTGCATCGCATAAAGTATAGATATGGCGCGCGATGATTATGGTGCTATTTCCGTAATCTCTGATGATGAACGAGAAGCATTGGGATTAGGAGGTAGAAAACCTGACGAAGAAGAAGGTCTTTTTGAAACTATAGGCAAAGCAGGTGATAAACTAGGTGAAACACAACTAGGTAAGAAACTTGGGTCTATACTTACAGTTTTAATTTTAGCATTTTTTGGTAGTGGGGCCGACATAAGCGCGTTAGATGACCTTTTCGGAGGAGAGGAAGAGCCTGTGTCAAAGGGTGGATGCATGGACGTTACAGCTATCAACTACAAAGCTGATGCTACGTTTGATAACGGTAGTTGTGTATTCCCTCCTCCTGTTATTTACGGTTGTACGAACCCAGAAGCAGACAATTATAACCCACAAGCTACTCATGACAACGGCAGGTGTCAATTTCTTGGTGGACCAGTAGATAATGGTACAGGAAATCAAACACAAACTAACGAAACAGTATATGGTTGTATGGATATAGAGGCCAATAATTACAATGATAGAGCTGAAGAAGACGATGGCAGTTGTGAGTATGAGGAATATGAATGTATGCCTAATGCAACTTATTTTTATAATGGTTTACAATATGGAAACTATTCTAGAGAAGAAAACTCTTTAAATATCACAGTAGATATCGACACTGATTGTGACCAAGAAACTCTACCTGTATTGGTATACTATGACGTAGGTCATATAAAAGTCGAAGACAATGAAACAGTATGGAACGGTTATATGTATAATAACTATTTCTTTAACGTAACAGGATGGGAAAGTAACGAATATGAACTAAGTTCTGGTCCAGAATACTTTACAGAACCTTATACTGGATGGTATATCGTTTATGTAAATTTATATGCTGACTGGGATTATGATGGAGTGTACGATTACGTAAACTACTTTATCATAGACGAAATAGTTCTGGAGGAACCATGAGCGATGGAGGAACTAATAACAATTCTGGAAATACTTGCAGTTACACTAGCCGTGTTGACGACGGGTATTTTTGGTATTATATTTCTGAAGATGATAGCGAATTTACTATCACCATTAAGATTAGGAGCCCTGATTCACAGCGCGCCAAAGATTGTGAAGAAGGACAAACCAAAGAAGACGAAGAAGACAAGGAGGACTGAAAGAATGAGTAAAGACACAGCAAGTGAAGGAGTTACATTCAACGACATCTTTATGTTTATGATAGCTGTACCTTTAGTTTTACTATGGGTAGGTTTTGCAGGATTCGTTATACACAGCGGATTACAAGATGACTCTGTTCTTGAACAAATCGAAGGTTATACAACGTTGATAGCTATATTAGGTGGGCCAGCCCTTCTAATTATCAAGGATGCTTTAGATGTTTGGAAACAAGAACAAGCAGAAAAGACAGCTTTCTATAAGGTAAAGGCTCAAGCAGTTATTGATTACAACGATGCAGCTCAAAAGCAAATGCAGCAGATTGAAGCTAATGCACAAGCACAAGAGCATAAGATGGAATCAGCAACTATAGTAACAGCCAAAAAGAAGTAAATGACGTAAGCTTTATATAGTCTTACGCCGTATTAATATTGTGGCTCTCACAAGACCACGAACCCATTGGATACTTACGCAAAATGCGTCTCCGAGGGCCACAACAACGAAAGCTTTATATAGTCCTTTATGATTATATAATAACAGGTGAATACCTATGGCAAACGAAACAAATAACAACACAGCAACCAACGAAACCAATGAGGGTAACCTCACTGCTATCTTGGACACTGTAGAAGAATCAGGTTTGTTAGACACTCTAATGGATGAACCATTACTAATGGCTTTAGCTGCTTTAGTATTAGGTATGGGCGGTTATATCGCTTATACTGTACCAGCAGTCAAAATGTTAGTCTTTAAATACTTAAAGAACAACGAAGCTGAGTTAATGGACTTATTAGACAAGAATCTAACCAAAGCCCAAATGAAAGCCTTTGACAAATTAGATGAGCAAGCTAAAATACACGTCAAAGATTCTTTAGTCCGTAACGTATTAGTTACCGCTTGGGACGAAAAGGATGACGAGTTGGCTGGCTTAGTTAAATCTAAAGTTAAGGCTGCTCTCGATGAAAATAAGTGATGGACGTCGAGGGATACGAAGCGCGTCTTCGCGAGAGGGTAGGAGAAGCTGAATATGCTAGGCATAAAGAGCTTGTCCGCCTTCTGGCACGCAATCTTGCTCTTGAAGACTTGCTTTGGCAAGAAATTTCTGTACATATTCGGGATGTTGACGCACGAACAGAGCTCTTGCGACAAAGAAACTCGGTTGTACGTGATATTCATACTGAGTTCCGTGCTCTTAATATAGAAGTTCCAACTGTAACTGAAAAGAATACAGAGAACTTTATGGCAATGTTGAGTGATTTAGATGACAATCCCAGTGAAGAACGAACAGAAGAAGCTGAACGCAGCGATTAGTGGAAGACTAGCACACGATTCTAGAGCTCTAGAGGACGTGTTCGAGAAGTGTAGATTAGATGAAAAGAAAATGACGCTCCTTGTTAGGGCATTTTGTGAGGCATATCTTATTGACCAAGCAAGAAGGCCACTTAAGTTAAGACCATTACAAGAAAGAATTGTAGTAGCTTGTCTTACACACCCATCCAGTAACCCCGCAAAACACAGAAAACTAGCAATATTGGCTCCACGTGGTAGTGGCAAGTCCTATGCTTTATCTGTTGCTGTGGTTATATATATGTTTTTTAAAAGATTCAGAGATTTAGTATTTGTTTTGGCTCCATCTGAGGACCAAGCTTCATTAATCTTTAACTATTGTTATAGACATTTTGCTGATAATGAGTTCTTGGGGAGCTTAATTGACCATTATAGATTCCATAACAAGCCTAATATCACAATGAAGGGAGGTACGGTGCTACGTAGAGCCCCTATTGCTGCTTCTAATCAAGGACAAGCAATACGAGGACAGCATCCTACTTTCTTAGTAGTAGATGAAAGCCCATTGATTGATGATAAGTTATTCATTGATAATGTAGAACCTTCCATATTATCTAATAAGGCTCCATTTATCAACTTGGGAACTCCAAAGAGCAAAGAGAACCACATGTATAGATATCTTTATGACGAAGATTATGAAGATTCATTTGAAAGATTACACTTTACATGGAGAGATGCTGTAAAGAAGGGTAGAGCCTACGCACCTCCTTATGATGAAGAAGATATGTTACAGAAGATGACAGAATGGGGAGAAGACTCTATATATTGGAGAACAGAATATGAGTGCCAGTTTGTAGAATCAACGAGTAATATATTCAACCCCGAAATACTTAAGAAATGTTTTATTGACCAACAGTTTGCTGAATATGGTACACCATACCCTAACTGTGTTGTAGGTGTAGATATAGGTAAATCTGTGAATTCTACTGTTATTAGTGTATGGGCTAATGAAAAAAATGATGAAGGTAATATTGCAAATCTAATTTACTTAGAAGAGATAGGACCAAAGACAGGAGGTCATGATATACCGTATCAACGTAAACGTATAATGGATGTAGCTACCAATTTTGGAGCAAAAAGAGTAATTATTGACGCTACAGGTATAGGTGGTGCTATTGAACAAGATATAAGAGTAGACTGCATACAAGCAGAAATACATTTTATACCTTTCGTATTTACAGGAGGACCGAAGGGTACTAAAACACAGGTCTACAGAGACCTAGTGTCATACGTCCAACAAGGTCAAGTTAAGGTACCAAACCCTAAATACCTACCCCCAAACGATGCAAAACTAGTGAATAAGTGGTATAAAGAACATGTAAATCTAGAATATACAATGGATGCAGCCAATAAAACAGAAAAGATAGCTGCACCAGATGGTAAACATGATGACTATTGTGATAGCTCTGTGATAGGAATACATGCCTGTTTAGGTATGTTACCACCCGAATCATCGTTCGCATCAGTGAATATTAACCGTTCTACACACATTCCAGCCAAGAAAACAGCATCAGGGCCTGTTTTTGGTAAAACTACGAGAAATTTCAAGGTTAATAAGCACTCTCCGGGCGGAATTTAGCGAAAGCTTTATATACTGCCGCGTATTATATTTATACGATAGCTATGGCTCTAAGAGATTATTGGCCTTTCAATAGGCGGAGTTTCGCAACTAAAGGGACTAATCCACCGTTCACTAAGGATAATCCACGCTCCTTCGGAGATGGAGTAATACGCCGGATTCAATTGCAGTCCAATGCCTTCGGGCGTGGTGATGCGATGAAAGAACCGCAGGTTGGCGATTATCGAACGTACATGAATGTGTATTTGTCGGACCCTATAGTAAGAACTCTGATAGATTTGCCATGTCTCTACGCCTCTAAGGACGGATACGACATCGTAACGGACAGTGATGAGGAACGCCAAGCTATCACCCAGCTTTTTGATAGTATAAATATAGAACAACTTATATATTCATGGCTACGTAATGGTAGAATCTTTGGTACATCCTATCTAGAATGGACTGGAGATAACCTAGTGCTACGTTCATCTCAAAATATGTATGTACAAAGAGATGAGAGTGGACAAATCATGTATTATTATCAAGATTTGGGAGATGATAAGGAGTCCATAAGATTTGAAGAAGATGAAATCATTGAGTACAAGAACAATCCGTTTGATGATTATGCCTATGGCTTATCTGATATACACCCTATTCTTTATCTCATTGACCTTAAAGATTATGCAGAGCGCGACATCGGTGCGGCTCTTAATAAATACGCTAATAGTCGTTTCGATATTAGTGCTGGTTTACCTGATATGCCTTATGGACCAGATAAAATCAACGAAATAGTAAGTGCCTTCAACGGTTTAGAACCCGGTGAAGATATTATACATGGTAATGATATAACAGTAAAGGAATTACAAGGAACTCAAAGAGCATTCGAATATGGTAAGTATACGGATGATATTATGAATAAAATAGCAATAGCTATGAAAGTTCCTATGACTATGTGGGATAAGCCTGAACAGGCACGTCCTATATTTGAACCATATGTAAGACATTTACAATCTGCTATAGAAGCATCTATTAATTCACAACTGATGCCTCAAGTAGGTTCTGGAGATGCCTTATTTAGATTCCGTCAAATGAATGTCGATGATGCTTTCTTGAAAGCTAAGACTGATATGATATACCTTTCAGAGGGAGTTCTTTCACCTCAAGAGGTTAGAATGGAAAGAGGTTTAAACCCAGATGGAGTGGTAGAACAGCAAGAGACTGCAAAGAATGCCAACATATCTGGAGGTAGAGACCAAGATAAGACAGAAGAAACAGAAAGAACAGAGAACCGCGCTGGTAACGAACCAAGCGCTAATACTACGGGGGACAGAGAATGAGCGAATACGAATACGAGCGCTGTATAATAGACGTAGCAGCTACACTTAAAAATCGTGGAGCTGAAAACTACGAAGAGACTGCGGCTAAAATGTGCCGCATGAGGGTAGATGAAGTCAAGACTGAAAGAAGTTTTGCTATGGATTCTGCCGGGGACCGAGAAAATAAAAGGAGTTTTGCTCCTACTATTGGTGAGATTACAAATACGGATGACTACTTAGAATTCCCAGTAATCGCTATCACGTCGGGACCCCACGACGAAGATGGTGACCAAAAGGTTTTCATAGAACCATCCATCTTGGAAGAAAATATAAAAGCTTTTGAAACTCTTCCAGTATACTATAATCATCAAAGAACTGACGATGACCTCTTAGGCACGGCTATCAACCCCAAAATCGTCAAACTTGAAGATGGAAAGTCAGCAATTGAAATGTTGGCACGTATACACAGAGAGTCCGCAAAGGCAAGTGAAGTGTTAGAGAAATTGGAGAACGGTAACATGACGCATGTAAGTATAGACTGGTTATCCAAAGACGTTGACGTCCTAGGTGAGCCATTCGCTACTGACATACGCCCTGTAGAGGTGAGCTTCATTGATAATGAGACTCGCACACCCGTTTGTGAAGCATGTACAATTGATAAAGGAGAGGAATGCAACGAACACCGTGAATTCGGTGAAAAAGATTCAGACTGTGGCTGTGGTGGCCACGAAGAAGAATCATGTGCCTGTGAAACACACGGGACAACCAGCGAGGAAATAACTATGGCTGAAGAAGTAAAAAACGTAGAAGACTCTGGAGCTGAAACACTTGTAGAGCGTGAATTCGCCGCTATGAGAACTCAGCTTGAAGAGATGAAAACTTCATACGAAGAATTGAACAGCAAGCACGAAGAAGCCCTCGCTATGATTACCAAATTTGAAGAAGAGAAGGAAGTAAGAGCAGCTGAAGAAGCAAAGCTCAGAATTTCTAACTTCGTCAACACAATCATAGAGAAAGAAGCTGTCTTAGGTAAAGTCGATGACGAATCTAAGGAAGCACGTGCTGAGGAACTCACTTCTTGGGATGAGGTTAAGCTAGAAGGTTTCTCCATCGCCATGGAGTCTATGCCAGTACCAGAAGAATCCGAAAGGACCTTCGGTAAAGGTAAAGCCCACAGTGATGAAGAAAAGCCAGTGGAAGCTGAAGCAGAAGAAAAACCACGCATGTTTGCGATGGAAAACGGACGCATCGTTTTCACAGGAGAAGAAAAATAGGTGATGAAATATGGCAGCAGGAATTAACATATTAGTTAACGACGGTGGCGCACCAGCTCGTGTTATGAAGTTAGGTAACGCAGGAGCAGACTTAGATGCAGGAACTATTGTTGAGTTCAACAGTAGTGGAGCAATCGTAGCAGCAACTGAAGACTTACCTTCATACTTAAACGCAGCTGTTGGTGTACTTTTTGTCGATGCAACGTCTGGAGACCCAGCATCCGTTATTACCGGTAAAGGAGCAGTTGTTTTCTTGAAAGCAACAGGAACCATTGCCGCAGGTGATGCACTAGGTCACAGCGCAGCAGGATTAGCAAAAGCTAAAACATCCGCAGACGAAAGGTTCGCTATTGCTCTAGAAGCAAAAAGCGCTACACACACAGATTTCGTAAAGGCACTCTTACTATAGGTATAAGGTGAAAAAATGGTTACAGCAAAAGAAGGATTAATGTCATCCAATCTCAGTTCAACCGCAAACCGAGTACTTGTAGATTACAAAGACGCTATCCAAGACTACAAAGTTACGGATATGCCTGTAATCGCAATGTTCGCAGAGCGATTCAACACGGAGACTGGCGGCGACGTAGATATTACGTTCGCAAAACCTAGCATGACGCTAGAACAGATAGAAGAAGGAGACACTCCAGCTTATCAACACACTGACTTGAGAAACGAAAGAATTTCAGTCAAAGAGTGGGGATTGGCAGTAGGTGTCACCAGACGTATGCTTGAAGACTCAAGATTTTCAGAAATGGAAATGGCTTTGAACGAAGCTAGAAGAGCCGTCGAGCGTCACGTAACACAGCACTACATCTACACTGTATTCGGTTTATATAAAGCAGAATACGGTACTGGATACAATGGCGCACACATTACAGCAAGTACAACTGAAGCAAACATAACAACTTTCGCAAACGCTTCACACGGTGGTTTCTACGGGTCTACCCCAACCACAGGTGGAGATGCAGTAAGGATTTATGACTACGGTGAGTATAGTGCAGCAGATTTGGCCGCTCTCGGTCCAAACACTGGTTCACACTACTTCGCAGCTCAAGACGGTGATACTGATGCAACTGGTGACCTTGGTCTAGCAGATATTACAAGTGCTATGGAGTTAATTAATGCAAAAGGTGGAACAGCAGATACTTTGATGATTTCCCCTTCACATTACAAAACTCTACTCGACTTAGCAGACTTCACTGCACCATTCTCTGGAAGCGGCGACGCCCAGAAAGGTGGATTGGATTATGTAAACGACGTATCAGCAAGTGGAATTGTCGGACAACTCTACGGACTAAACGTCTACATGAACCATTACATACCAAAGAACCGATTCGGTGTCTTTGACATGTCAATGAAGCCAGTAGCTTACGTCGAGAGACGCGGTCTAACCGTAGAAGAAGCTAACCCCGGATTCGGAATTCAAGGTAGCTACATGACCATGAGATATGGTCTAAAAGTTATCAGACCTGAAGCTGGAGTTATCGTAATCGGCGATTAGATATAACTATCTGGATTAAAATTTTGGTATGGGTGCCACCAATAGAACAAGGCACCCACTTTAGGAGTATAGCACATGGTTAAGGAATACGGTTTAGATAACGAAGCCCTTTCAGGCAACAAACCCAAAAAGGGAATGCCCCTAGTATTAGACGACAGGCTACCCTCCAAACAATATATTAAAAATAAAGTTGACAATAAAGTCAGCAATGATGCATTTGACGCTACTTGGGACGCTGTAGAAGACGTAGCACCAAGTAAGAATGCAGTTTACGATAAAATAAATTCTCTATCAGCAGTTGGTGATGCATTTACTAGAGAGGATGATACCTCTTCGGCAAATGTTAGAGCTAACAAGACTGGTAATTACGCAATAGGCCCAGCTAATTTTACAGGTAAAGCAGACTGGGATAAGCTCTATGTATCAGGAGGCAATATAAAGACTACTGGTAACTATATTATGCAAAATGATGGGAGCACTATAGGGCCTAGCTCTGGAGAGCTCACTTTAGATAGCTCTAATGGAGCCAAAGTTGCTACTAAGTTCGCTGTAGGCTCTACTAATCCAAGTGTACCACTAGAAGTAAGTTTAGCAGGTTCTACTGCTAATTTAACCGATGGTACAGGTATAGTGCAAGTAGGTGCAGATAGTGGAGCTAATATGGGAATCGATGGAAATAAGATTCAAGCTAGAGATGGTAGTGCAGCAGGAGCACAATTAAATTTAAACACATCAGGTGGAGCAGTAAGCATAGGTTCAGATGGAGTAACCACTACTATTAATGGTAATCTCAATGTAATAGGAACAGCTACCACAACTCTATCTGAGACAGTCAACATTAAAGATTCTTTCGTATTATTAAACTCTGACCAAACTGGCACTAGTGATGCTAATGCAGGTATAGAGGTAGAGAGAGGTGACTTGACAAACGTAGCAATCAGATGGAATGGTACTGATGATGCGTGGCAAACTACGCTTAACGGTTCTGATTACTATAATATTCTTACGACAAACACAGGAGGTACAGTAAATCAATTAGGAACTAATACTGCCTCAGCTTTGTCTTTATCAACTACGACTAACACCAATGATACTATTAATCTGGCAGATAAGTTTGTACAACATGCTGGAGATAGTATGACAGGTGCCTTAACTATAGGTAGTAGCGGTGACCAAACTAGTAATAGTGGTGATGGAGCTACTATGCTAACTGTATTTGGAGGACCATCTACAGGTAATGCAGCTCTTACGGTTAACGGACATCTGAAAGCAGATACCAAATCTTTCGATATACCACACCCTATTAAGAAAAATATGAGGTTAGTACACGGTACATTAGAAGGACCTGAGTTTGGTATGTATCAAAGAGGAACTATAGTTAAATCTCACTTACCCACAGAAGAAATACCTTTACCAGCGTATTGGGGTAAGTTAGTTGCAGATTACACCGTGTCACTTACACCACACGGTAATTATAATGTATGGTTAGTGGAAAAACATAAGAACATGTTCGAAATCAAATCTAACGCAGATGCGATAAATGGTCCATGGTCTTGTGACTGGATTGTAATAGGAAGAAGGAATGATTACCCACTGGAGGTTGAACAATAATGGCATCAAGTAGAGTAAGAATTGGAGTTGCTGGAGAAACCAACAACGCAGTTATAAGATTTCAAAGAGACAGTGATGATGACGGTGATTTCGACGATATTGATATATTAGCATTCGCTTTGAATGTTTCTAACAGCACTGTTACCATCGACGCCTGTGTGATAGATGGAGGGACTTTCGGGTCATAAACATGGCAAATAGAATTTACCACAAGCGTAGTGCAAAAGGGTCAGACGTACCCTCTAATGCAGATTTAGAATTAGGTGAATTGGCAATCAATACGTATGATGGTAAACTATTTACTAAAAAAGATGATGGTAGTCCAAGCATTGTAGAATTAGGTGACAAAGGTCAAAAAGGAGATATAGGAGCTACAGGTTCTCAAGGACCTGCTGGACCACAAGGAGACCAAGGAGATAAAGGTCTAAAAGGTGTAGGAGGAGATAAGGGAGCCACTGGCGACAAAGGTCAAAAAGGTGGAGACGGACCTTCAGGTCCCGGTGGACCACAAGGTGACAAAGGTCAGAAAGGTGTTACTGGTGACGGAGGACCAACTGGACCTACAGGACCACAAGGTGCACAGGGAGAAAAGGGTAGTTTAGGAGATAAAGGAGCTACTGGTGCAACTGGACCACAAGGTGATAAAGGTCAACAGGGAGCTACTGGTACTCAAGGACCTACAGGACCACAAGGTGGAAAGGGAGAACCCGGCGACAAAGGAGCTACGGGTGCTGGTGGACCACAAGGTGATAAAGGTGCTACAGGTGCTGGAGGAGATAAAGGACAGAAAGGTGTAACTGGAGATACAGGACCACAAGGAAGTCAAGGACCTCAAGGAGCTCAAGGACCTCAGGGAGATAAAGGTGATACTGGAGACAAAGGAGCTACAGGTGCTCAAGGACCTACTGGACCTACAGGACCAACTGGACCACAAGGGGTTGCTGGTAGTGACGGTAGTGATGGTTCTGATGGAGACAAAGGAGCTCAAGGTGCTACTGGACCACAAGGTGACAAAGGACAGAAAGGTGTAACAGGTGCTACTGGACCACAAGGAGACCAAGGTGCTACAGGACCTCAAGGAGATAAAGGAGCTACAGGTGCTCAAGGACCTACAGGACCTGACGGACCTACAGGACCACAAGGAACTGCTGGTGACAAAGGTGCTACAGGTGGACAAGGAGATAAAGGTGCAACTGGTGCTACAGGACCTCAAGGACCTACTGGAGACAAAGGAGCTACAGGAGCTACAGGACCACAAGGTTCTAAAGGAGCTACTGGTGCTACTGGACCTCAAGGAGATAAAGGAGCTACCGGTGATAAAGGTATAAAAGGAGAAGTTTCATTACCTGCTTCTACTTTCTTAATGCATGTAGATTTAACAGATACTACTACTGCACCATCGACAAACGGAGAGATTGTTTTAAACCATGCTACATTAGCAAACGTTACACAGTTATCTATTTTTGAAGATGATGAGAATGGTGGTACACTAGATAATATTCTAACAGATATGTTAGTAACAGGTAATAGAATTAAATTAGAAAAGAAAGATGACATAACCAATTATGTTACTTTCGAAATGACTGGCAATGGTTCTGACCAAGGTGATTACAGAAATGTTGCAGTTACACATGAGGGCGGGGCAAGTGGAGCAGTCACTTCAACGTTCTCAGATGAAGATGATGTTTATTTTTCCCTTTCGATGAAAGGAGATACAGGACCTCAAGGACCTGTCGGACCACAAGGACCTACAGGACCACAAGGAGATAAGGGTGCAGCTGGAGACAAAGGTGCTACTGGTGCACAAGGAGATAAAGGAGCTACAGGAGCTACAGGACCTCAAGGACCTCAAGGAGACAAAGGAGCTACAGGTGCAGTGGGACCTCAAGGACCTACTGGGGACAAAGGAGCTACAGGAGCTACTGGACCTGATGGACCTCAAGGACCTACAGGAAGCACAGGACCACAAGGAACTGCTGGTGACAAAGGTGCTCAAGGAGCTGCTGGTGATAAAGGAGCCACTGGTGCTACAGGACCTCAAGGACCTCAAGGTGACCAAGGAGATAAAGGTGCAACAGGAGCTCAAGGTGATAAAGGAGCTGCTGGAGATAAAGGCGCTACTGGTGCTACAGGACCTCAAGGACCTACAGGAAGTACAGGACCACAAGGACCTGCTGGAGATAAAGGAGCTACAGGAGCTACAGGACCAACTGGACCTGATGGACCAACTGGACCTCAAGGAGCTCAAGGTGATAAAGGAGCGACAGGCGCTCAAGGACCTACTGGAGACCAAGGACCTACTGGAGATAAAGGAGCTACAGGAGCTACAGGACCTCAGGGAGACAAAGGTGCTACAGGAGCTACAGGACCTACAGGACCTACAGGACCTACTGGACCTCAAGGACCACAAGGTGCAACAGGAGACAAAGGAGCAACAGGAGACAAAGGAACTCAAGGTGCACAAGGTGACAAAGGTGCTACTGGTGCAACTGGACCACAAGGACCTCAAGGAGATAAAGGAGCAACTGGTGCTCAAGGACCACAGGGAGATAAAGGTGCTGCTGGTGACAAAGGTGCTCAAGGAGCTGCTGGTGATAAAGGAGCTACTGGTGCTACAGGAGACCAAGGACCACAAGGTAGTAAAGGAGCTACAGGAGCTACAGGACCTACAGGACCTGATGGACCAACTGGACCTACAGGACCACAAGGTTCTAAGGGAGCAACCGGTGCAACTGGACCTCAAGGACCTATCGGAGATAAAGGTGGTAAAGGTGCAACAGGAGACCAAGGACCACAAGGAGATAAAGGATTAAAGGGTGCTGGTGGTGACAAAGGAGCTACAGGAGCTACTGGACCTCAGGGACCTCAAGGTGCACAAGGACCTACAGGTGCTCAAGGTACTGTTGGTGGTGTTAACTATACCTTTAGTACAACCACTACTGATTCAGACCCCGGCCAAGGTGTTGTTAGATTTAATAATTCAACTTTTGGTTCTATTACAAAAATATTTATAGACGATGCAGACAGTAATGGTACTGATTTCCAAACATGGATAGATTCCTTCGATGATACAGACGAAGGTACATTGACAATCAATTCTGCTGATGCTACAGATGCAACATTCTGTAACTTTACAGTAGATTCAATTACAGGAGCTTCTGGATATACAAAACTTAATGTTTCACCATTATCAGGTGCAGCACCAAGTAATTCAGAAGCAATAGTATTACAATTCTCAGCTTCTGGTTCAAAAGGAGCTCAAGGTGCACAAGGTGACAAAGGAGCTACTGGTGCAACTGGACCTCAAGGACCTCAAGGAGATAAGGGTGCTGCTGGAGACAAAGGTGCTACTGGTGCACAAGGACCTCAAGGAGACAAAGGTGCTGGTGGAGACAAAGGTGCTACTGGTGCTACAGGACCACAAGGACCTCAAGGTGACCAAGGAGATAAGGGTGCTACTGGTGCAACCGGACCTCAAGGTCCACAAGGTGATAAAGGAGCTACTGGTGCTACAGGACCTCAGGGAGATAAAGGTGCTGCTGGAGACAAAGGAGCTACAGGTGCTACAGGACCCGATGGACCACAAGGACCTGCTGGACCTACAGGACCTCAGGGAGACAAAGGAGCTACTGGTGCTACTGGACCTCAGGGAGATAAAGGTGCTGCTGGAGACAAAGGTGCTCAAGGAGCTCAAGGACCTCAAGGTTCAACAGGACCTCAAGGACCTCAAGGAGCTGCTGGTGACAAAGGAGCTACAGGAGCTGCTGGTGATAAAGGAGCTACTGGTGCAACTGGACCACAAGGACCGCAAGGTGACCAAGGAGATAAGGGTGCTACTGGTGCAACCGGACCTCAAGGTCCACAAGGAGCTCAAGGACCTCAAGGTTCAACAGGACCTCAAGGACCTCAAGGAGCTGCTGGTGATAAAGGAGCTACTGGTGCAACTGGACCACAAGGACCTGACGGTGACAAAGGAGCTACAGGAGCTGCTGGACCACAAGGACCTACTGGAAGCACAGGACCTACAGGACCTAATGGACCACAAGGAGACAAAGGTGCTGGTGGTGACAAAGGACCAACTGGTGAACCAGCTGGTTTACAATATAACTTTGACACAAGTACAACCATGGCCGACCCCGGTTCTGGAGAATTCAGATTAAACCATGCAACCGCAGCAAGTATTACCTCTATAGCATTTTCATCATTTGACCAGAATGCTGGTTCAAATTCATTATATACATATCTAGACGCATATGACGGCTTCCCAACCGATATACGTTTAGTTGATATGTCAGACAATACTAATTTTATAATTCTAAGAACAGATGCATCTAGTGCATATCAAACAGATTTTGCTAATACACATGTTCTTGTTACAATATCATCTGTACAAGCCAAGAGTGATACCGCAGTGAGTAACATATTCTCATCTGGTAGAACAGTACAGTGTACTTTTGCAGCTACAGGAGCCAAAGGTCAGAAAGGTGCCGCTGGAGGCACTGGACCTACAGGACCTACAGGACCTACAGGACCTACTGGACCACAAGGTTCACAAGGTTCACAAGGTTCACAAGGTGCTCAAGGAGACAAAGGTCAGAAAGGAGAAGAAGGTTCTGGCGGTGGTGGCGGAGGTAAAGGTCAAAAAGGTGAGCCCGGAGCTACAGGACCTACAGGACCACAAGGACCTGCTGGAAGTGATGGTAGTGATGGTGACAAAGGAGCTACTGGTGCACAAGGACCAAGCGGAACTGGACCTACTGGACCTCAAGGACCTGCTGGACCAACTGGACCACAAGGTGATAAAGGTCAGAAAGGAGAAGAAGGTGGTGGAGGTTCTGGTTCTAAAGGACAAAAAGGTGAACCCGGTGGTACTGGTTCACAAGGACCTGCTGGACCTACAGGACCTACAGGACCAACTGGACCAACTGGACCAACTGGGCCTACAGGACCACAAGGAGACAAAGGAGCTACAGGTTCACAAGGACCTGCTGGACCTCAAGGTTCTCAAGGTTCTCAAGGACCTCAAGGAGACAAAGGAGAACCCGGAGACCCCGGTCCTCCGGGAGAAGGAGGCGGTGGAGCATGTCACTTCCCACCCGGTACTTGTTTCGCACCCGGCACACCTGTCATGTTAGCTGATGGTAGTAGCAAACCTATCGAAGAGATAGACGACGGTGAAGAGATATTAATTTACAATATGGAAACTGGTGAGTATGACGTAGAAGTATTAGAACATGGTTCCTACGCTACATACAGAAACCACTTCATAGATTTACACTTTGACGACGGTTCAAAGATTACATCTACACATGAACACCCTTATATAACAGCAGATAAGGAATGGGCTGTTGTAGAATTTGAAGACTGGATGAGAGAAAGATATCAAGAAGACACAGTATTTAAGAATATAAAACTTGGTTCTGTACTAGGTATACCAACAGGTGCTAAAGGATTAGGTATCAAAGGTAAGCAACTAGTAGAGAAGAAAGTAGTTGATGTAGATAAACACTGGTCTACTGGTGACAGACAAAATGCAGTATGGAATATTATAACCAAATCTAACAACTACGTTGTTGATGGTTTAGTGGTTGGTACAGAAACCGACATGGACTGGGACGAGATAAACGTTTACGCTCTAACAGAGTATGGTATGTCTTTAGAAGATATGTATCAGATGTTTATCGAAGAAGGAACAATACCAGAGAGGAGGTCTAAATGATGAAAGAATGGGAAAGAGAAGAACTATTAATCCGTATGGATGAAAGGATAAAAACAATCTATAATAGGATGGATAAGTTTGAAACTCTTTTTACTAACCACTTACATCACCACGAGATGTGGGAAGAGGATATAAAACGACAAGTGCGCTGGTTAGTTGGTGTAGCTTTAAGTGCGGCAACTGGTGTAGGCGCATGGGGGATGATGTAATGGCAAAGAAGAAATCAAAATCAAGAGTTAACGAAGCAGGTAATTATACTAAACCTACTATGAGAAAAAGATTATTTAACAGAATCAAAGCAGGTAGTAAAGGTGGAGCACCCGGACAATGGTCCGCAAGAAAAGCACAGATGCTAGCAAAACAATACAAAGCTAATGGTGGAGGCTACCGTTAATGGTTAAGAAGAAGTCCCAAAAGTCATTGACTAAGTGGACTAATCAAAAATGGGATTATATTTCCAAGGCTGATAAGAAGAAGCCTAAATCAAAAAGGGGACGTTATCTCCCTAAGAGTGTTAGAGCAGGACTAACTAAATCACAAAAAGCAGCTGAGAATCGTAAGAAACGTAAAGCTGGTGGAGTTGGTAGTCGTGCTAAATATTCTAAAAAGGTAGCAAAAGCAGTAAGGAGGTCTAAGTGATGGCTTATAAAACAAAAAAGAAGAAAACATCAAAAAAGAAAAAGTATGGCTACTGAGAAGATTAAAGGTGTGAGTCTAGCTGGACTTAACAAAAGACAAGTAACAGCTATGAAAAGACATGGTAAACATCACACAGCGAAACACCTTAGAGCTATGGTTGTAGCAATGAAAAAAGGTGAAACATTTACACAGTCCCACAAGACTGCAATGAAAAAGGCAGGTAAATAATATGGCAGCAAAAAAGAAAGACCCCAAATTGACAAGAGCAGGAGTATCAGGTTATAACAAACCTAAAAGAACTCCTAATCACCCAAAGAAATCACACGTAGTAGTTGCTAAAGTCGGAAGTAAAACTAAACTTATCAGGTTTGGACAACAAGGTGTGAAAACGGCAGGTAAGCCAAAGAAGGGTGAATCAAAAAGACAAAAAGCAAGGAGAAAGAGCTTTAAAGCCCGACATGGTAAAAACATTGCAAAAGGTAAAATGTCAGCAGCATACTGGGCAAATAAAGTAAAGTGGTAATATGGCAATAACAAGAGATTCGACAATGACCCTAGATAAACTAGGTACAAGAGTCAGATTACTGACAGGTATAGAATCTGCGGAAGTAGATGATAGTGATTTGTCGGTTCTCGTGACTATGGCAATTGAATGGGTAGAAGAGCAGGAAGGTACTTCATTTACAGTGAATACCAATGATTTAGTAGACCAAGCAGTCTGTTACTATACGTCTTATTTATTATGTATAGCACAGAACGGTATGGGAGTAGAAGATATGAAGATAGGAGATATTTTTATGTCATATACAAAAGATGACCCATACGGCAAATTCTTAGACATGGCAAATGATGCTTTGTTACAAAAGAATGCACTAAGTATAAAAACTTCTACCTATAACGCAGACCCACAATTGGGAGATATAGATTGGAAAAAGAACATTGATGGTTCAAGTAGCACTCTGAATGTTCGTAAACGTCCACGCAATATAGGATAGTATGAGTAATTTAAAACTAGGTAGAGTAAACATGCCTAAACTTCTTAGGCAGATGAGACATCGTACAAGTCAAGTACGTGACCTAGTTTTTATTAGAGACCCAATTTATAGGAAATCAACTAAGACCACTAAATCAGGTGGTACATTAGCAGGACCAGCTGTAAATTTCGGTTATGAGCAAGATAGCTATGCAGCGCAATCTGAGGGCACGAATGCTGCTTACCATGCAGACAGTCCAGAACTCATTCTACCGGGCCTTAAATGCCTTCAAAGCCCTATTGTTAGCCGACAGGGTGAATTAGAAAGGACAGGACACAGGATAACAGGTCAATGTACATTCTATGCACCATCATTAGATTACATTCTTGCTCTAGATAATTTTAGTGAAACAGCTCAATTTAATGAGTTAGAAACTTACGACAAGTTGATAGATATAGAAAGAGTAATATATACAGCACCCAGCTATTCAGCAACAAACACATCTCACACAATAAAAACGTTTGATGATAAGTCAGCTGGTTATCAACTAGATAGGCTTCAATTTAAAATAAAGTCGGGCACTACATTAACGAAGATAGCTCTAAGTGGTAATGAAGGAGGCACAACTAAGAGTCTTACATGGAGCGGTTCATTGGCTCTATCTAGCAGCGAGTATATCACTATTGATGTGCCCTTGAGAGATATAGATGCAGGTGAGACTACATCGGTCTATAAAGATGGTGTCAGGACAGAACTTACAGCTGGCACAGATAACACTATATTAGATATAGATAAGCTCTATGGTGCATCCACTTATGATTTATTGAGCCTAGTACTTACTACAAGCTCTGGCTTAGTAGAGCTTAAAGATATATATTTCTATAAAGAAGCTGAATGGAGAATAGATGCCATCAAAGATTATAGAGATGAATATATGGAGATAGGTGCTGTTAGAGTGAGAGGAGATAGAGGAAGTAGGAGAAGAGCATATGGCTAAAGATTATTTAAATGTAATAGAAAGAGCCCTGATGATGGGTATAAGTGATAAAGTTAATAATTTAACTGGAAGTGGTGACGATATATTTGTATATGGACAATTCCCAGAAACAGAAGAATTGAAATTCCCATGTATAGTAGTACAACAGGTAGCTTCAGGAGTAGAAGAAAACTTCTTTGGTGAAAGTATAACCTTTGGAGATGATACTAGCCAAACTGGTGAAGCTTATGGTGTTGGATTTATGATACATCTGATGACTGATAAAGAAACAAAAATAACGGTTGGAAGCATAGATTATAAACAGAGAAGATTATTAAACTGGTTAATGTTGAATGTAGCAAATTCATTACATGACATTGATTGGGATACATATGAAGAGGAGGATTTACAAATACTAGAAAGACATGTTCTAGCATGGAATGACATAGGTCATATGCCTCAGTTACAGTGGTATGGAGCATCCTGTCGTATGTCAATAGTATTCTTAAATAAAAGATAATGGCAGGTCAGTCAGTAGTAGTAGGTGGTCTTAAAAGACATAGGGCTGAAGGTTTTCGTGAATCATTTAACGCATCAAGGCAAGGTCCAATAGTTCAAAGAGGTCACGAATATCTTAAGAATAGAAAAACAGACCCTGCTTTACGTGATGCTATAAAAGACACTAAAGGTGCAGTATTTTCTTTGACAGCAGGTTTTATTCCAACATTCTCACAACAATTCAATTCAGCAACATGGTATGATGATTATTCTGGTGCCACAGTTTTAGTAAACGAGGCTTTTAATAAGTCAGGACCAGCTGGGATGTTCTTGCGTGGTAACCATGTGTGGTATAAGTATGCTACTGATTATATTGATACTGTGGAAGGTATACCCGGTAAAGATGAACGTGGTGTACCAGACTTGATAGGAGAACAAAGTATATTAGATAAAATATTTGACCAGTATGTTTCCATGGTAGTAGAACCATCTAAAGATGTTTTAACATCATGGAGAGAAGCGGTAGTTGGTGATTTACAAACTAGTTCTAAAGAAATTATTAGTAAAGATGAATTAGAAACTATAAGAAGTATGGGTAAAAACCCTGATGTTCCTGAAGAAAGAATACCTTCATTATTAGCATCATTAGGATTTGGAGTAGAAGTAGAATTGGAAGGAGATGATAAAGAGTTACTGAAGACACACGGTAGGTCTGAACCTATTGATATAATATTTAAATTTAATGGTCAGATATATAAAATAGATGTTACTCAGAGTAGAATATTATCTTCGGAAGGAGATACAGCTAAATCAACTCACACATCTATGGGAGCACTTAAGACTAATGTTAAGACAGCTACAGGCGCTACGAAAGAAGAATTGTTAGAATTAAGAGGAGATTTAACATCACATTTTCAGAACAGTGCTAAATATATAAATGAAGCTATAACAAGTATATACACAGCCTTTCAAGCCAACCCAGATAGATTTGGTGATAAATCACTAAGAGAAGCAGCTAGTGAGATGGGGGCTAGAGAACGTATGACCCCTGCACAACGTAACACGATTTTAGAAAAATGGGGAGTAGCAGGTGCTTCTAAGTATAAGAGTCAAGCTATGGACTCTGCGTTACACATTATGGGTAGTAAACTCTGGGAAGCTGGTGAAAACTCGTTTACAGATATATTAGTATTTTCTGCACAAGATAGAATTATTGTTGGTATGAACTGGACTTTAGAACAAACGATGGGAAAATCAGGTCCTTTTACATTAAGTGAAAAAACGAAGGATATAGAATCTGGTATAGTGATAGAACCCGGTCATGAATTTTATATGGATTACTTTATGAAAAATATCATGCAAATGAGTGATAGAGAAAGAGAAAGCATAATATTAGCTGCTAATTTCTTATGGGGTGCAGACGCTTTATATGCATCTGTAGAAAACTTAACACTAGGAGATATGATAGAAGCAGCTCATTCTATTACAAGCAGTGGTTATGTAGTAGCAGGTGGAGCATTAGCTTTTGAAGAAGAAAGAGTGAATGAAGCTATATTAAACTTTTTAGAAGAAACTTTAGCTTCTGATAAAATTAAAAACAATACTAAAGTAAATCAAGTTATAAATAATGCTGAGAAAAGGCATAGTAAAAAGTTTAGTACAGCATTTGGCAATATACAAGACCCTGTAGGTATGGAAATGGAAGAAGGCAGTATGGCAAACCCTGAAGCTGCTAACGCTATGTTACAATATAGAAACATGAATGAATACCTTAGAACTAATACTTGGGCAACCCCATACGTAGGAATTTACTATCAAGGAGGTCGAACTCAGAACTTAAGACCTCTTTTGATGGGTAATTAGGGAAAGCTTTATATACTACCGTTTACTATATCTATATACACATTCGACGGAATGTGGGAGAAACAAGTATGGCATACTACCTAGGAAGAGATTTAGATATCGCCCTTACTACTGAGAACGTAAGTTTCGGTCTTGTAGCAGAAGAAAGTTCTGGAGATACTGGTGTGGAGACAATGGTCTTGAAAGACTTTGCTGCCGCAAGCGGTTCTATAGATGATTTTGTTACAACAGATGATGAAGCCGGTTTGTTCGCAGGTCCAAAGTTACAAAAAAACGGTAATAGTGTTTTTGGAACCCAAACTTATGATGGGATATCCAGCGCTACAGCAGATAACAGACCTGATAACATGACTGGTGTTGACATATCACTCAGTACTATGGATGAAGATGTTCAGTTCATAGGACAAAGAAACATCTTAAAAGCAGAAATTAAGAAGGAAAATTCTGTCACACTAACACGTAAAAAGAAAGATAACGTGTGGAACGTTTGTTTTAACGAAGCAAGATTCGGTATAAACGAAGACGGTGATGGACTAGCAGACGGGCGCCAACAGCCCGATTACACAGGATACGGATTTAGAGTTTATCTCAAGTTCGCGACTGGCACAAGCGGTGAAACTTTTATTTTACCAAACTGTTGTATTACAGATTATACAACCACTATGTCACCAGATGCAACACAAGAAGAATCGATAACTTTAATGTCTTACGTAGACCCAATTATATTAGACGGTGCTGATACTACAGAACAAGTAGCAGACGCAGCAGGAGGACTATAGATGGCTTATTATACAGGAACAGATGTAAAGGTTTGGATAACAACCGAACATGATGACAGAGGAATTATCATGGAAACAAGCGGTAACAGAGAAAAATTAGATTTAACTTCAACCGGCGCAACATTTACTACAGCAAATACCAATGTTCAAATACCACCAAGGAATACTCACATAGGTTATACAGGTTATAACTTAGCTGATATCACAGGTGTTGATTTGTCTGTTGGAACTCAAGATGAAGATATTTCTTACTTTGGTACTAAAACTATAGGTAAGAGTAAAGTTAAAGATGACTTAAGTATAACTATCACAAAGAAGAAGAGTAGTGCATTTTTCGCTGTAATGGCACAAGGTGAGTGTAAAGCTTCAATAAGTCAAGACGGAACTGGAACTCACACAGCAAAATACGGTTTAATCTTAGGAGATGGACTAGCAACAGGTGCAAGCGGTAACATGAGAATAGCTAACGGTACAACTGACCCTAAATCATCTACAGACGATAATAGTGCAGTATCTTACGGTTACAGAGTAGCCATTCAATTGAAGGCAGCTTCTAGCGCTTCAGCTAAAGATGGAACTGTAATGGTTCTTAGAAACTGTACTTTAGGAGAATATACACATACCACAACTAATGATGCAGCAAACGAAGAAAGTCTTACTTTCGTTTCTATGGTCGCTCCATTAATAATCAACGGTGTTAAAACTGGTAACGTTTTTGATGGTGCTGAAACCGCAACAGCTGCAACAGCAATGTGAGGTGAATAATGGCTGAAGAAAAGAAAGAAGTCAAAAAAGAAGTAAAAAAAGAAGAGAAGGTCGAAGAACCTGAACTTTTAAATAGAATTTATAAAGATGGCGATGGTAAAAAATATTATTGGACAAAAAAGTCTGGTATGACAGAACCAATCAAAATCTATAAATAAACAAATCATGGGGGTGAAATTCCCCCATACAATATAAGGAGAGAAAAAAAATGACAGAAACATGGAGTTTAGAAGAATTGAAAACATTGACATCTGAAATAGCTTCTGATGTTATAACATACAGAGGAAAAGATGTTAAAGTTCAATGGTGTGAATTGACAGAGGCAGAAGAGCCAAAGATGGATATTCCAACAGAATCCGCATCTGAAGAAGAGAAGAACGCAATGTATCAAGCAATTGGTACAGCAAAAGTTATAGCTATGATAAATAAGGCTGATAACATGTCCGAAGAAAAATGTGGACTAGCATCAGTATGGGAAGATTTACCCACAACACTTAGATATCAATTAACAGCTAAGGTTCTAGGGGCTCAGACACCGGATTTTTGAAGTGGGCTGAAAACAGCCCCGATATGGTCAATCTTTGGATACCACTGTTGAAAGAGGGTATAATTTCATATACTGAAATAAAAGAATGTACCCGTGCAGAATTATTAGGTCTTGCAGCAGGACTCAATAATTATAATGTAATGCATGCCTTTGATGGATATTCTGAAAAAGATATATCTGAAATGGCTAAAAATAATCCCTCTGTTAGAGGTGATTACGCAAGAACACAAGCAATGAAAGCTAAGTATGGTGAAAAGAAAGCACCAACAAACTTTAGGGAGTTACTTAATTAATGGCAAGTTTAACTGGTCTAGCATTCCAAATTGATTTCCTCGTAGGCAGAGGGTCGAGAAGGAACGCGGTCAGTGCCATTAGAGATACAGTTGACGCAGTAAATTTAGTAGCTAGAGAAGGTGCTACAGCAGCTGCCAAAGAGAGAAGAGCGAATTTAGAAAAAGATTTAGGTGAATTAGATACATTATCTAAAACTGCTTCTGATAATTTAATCAAATCTAAAGAAGCTACAGGAAAAGCATTAGCTAAAAGAACTGCTGCTACAGCAGCGGCAGTTACAAGAAAAATTAAAACTGATACGTCTGGTATAGAAAAAGTTGGTAAAAAGACAGTTTCTGTAGCCAAGATGATGAAAAGCTCTTTCAAAGATTTGAATTCAGCTTTAGCAGCTAGAGGTATAGAAGGTATAGCAGGTTCATCTCTAACTAACGAAAAGGCAATGATAGACTTAGTTGGTAGAGAAAAGGGAGAAAGAGAACAGATACTTAACATACAGAGAGAAATAAACGATTCAAAAAGAGCAGCAGGTAAAATAACTGAGGGAGATATTAGAAATGAGAGAGCCCTCAAACAGTTAGTTGATGAGTTAAATTCTTTAGAAAAGCAAGAGGGTATGACTCAAGCTGAAATTCAGAAAAAGAAAAATGAACTACTTAGAAAATATAATGAAGAAACCAGAGATGAGCAAGCTGAATTAAGAAGGAATATAGAGTTACGACGCGAGCAAGGTGCTGCTATAGAAAGAGTTGCTACTAGTATAGGTACTACTTTGCGTAACGCTTTCGTTTATTCAACAGCAGCTATCGCAGCCTTTTATTATAAATTAAGCGAGACTGTTTCAACATTTAATGAGTTTGAAAATGAATTAATCAATGCACAATCTATTTTCCAAACTACTCAAGACACTTTATTCGGATTATCAGATGAGATAGCTAAGTTTGGTTTAGAGTATGGTGTCGAATTACAAAATGCATCTACTGGTCTTTATCAACTTGCATCGGCAGGTTTAAGTGCTAATGATTCTTTAGCTGTATTAAATGATACTTTAACATTATCTATGGCTGTACAAGGTGACCACAATACAATTTCTAAGTTAACAACTCAAACAATATTCGGTTTTGGTTTAGAAATGAGTGACAGTACTGCACTTGTGGATAAGTTCGCACATGCTATTAACAAATCTTTGATTGAATATCAAGATTTAGCCAGTGCTGTTAAGTTCGCTATGCCTTTCTTTGTATCCACAGGCCAGAGCGTAGACCAATTACTAGGTTCTTTGCAAGTATTAACTAACCGTGCTTTAGAAGCAGGTATTGCAGGTCGTGGTTTAAGACAGGCTATGGCAGAGTTCGCTGAAGGTGCTGAAGATTCTACAAGACAATTTGCTAAATTAGGTGTAAAAGTGGTAGATTCATCAGGTAATATGTTACAATTAACAGAAATAGCAAGAAATTTCGCACAAGCTTTCCCTGATATTAATGATAATGTAGAATTAATGACTACATTACTAGAAGATTTGAACGTACGTGGTGCTACTGCATTTGTTCACTTAGTACAAAACGTTGATGAATTCGAAGCAGCAGTAGGAGATTTACAGAATGCACATGGTTCGGCAGCAGAAATGGCTGAAATCCAACAGGCTTCAATGCTTAATCAGCTACAAATCTTAAAGAATTCACTGATGGCTCCATTTATCATTACCGACGAGATTGGTAAAGCCAATGGCTTTATGAACGAATTCCATATGACACTACATGGTGTGGTTGACCAATTCAGTGATTTAATTTACACAGTAGGGCCTGATGGTGAAAAGGTGTTAACTGAACTTGGAAAGGGCATGAAAGAGTTTGTTATAGATGCTATGGTAGAACTAGCGAAATTATTACAACAAGGAATGATGTTATTTAAATCATATAGTGGAGAAGTAGGAAATTTAAGTAATTTATTACATTTATTAACAATGCCATTGAGGATTGTATTACAAATTTTAGAACTATTAGGACCTAGAGGTATAACCTTTATATTAGTATTAAAAACTCTTAACGGTCTCATACCAATATCTTCAATGATGATGTCATTATTAACAGCAAAAGCAACAGAGGGAACCTTTGCATTTACACTATTTAGTACAACTTTAAAAATAACTGCGGACCATTTGTTTATGATACAAGCTTCAATGGGTATACTTACAGCAGGATTTGCATTCATAATAGCAGTTAATATAGCTTTAGCAGAAACTGCACCCGGCGTAGCAAGGGCATTAAGTATGATAGCAGGAGCTATAATGGCAGTAACAATAGCAATGGTAGTTATGAGAAGTACATTCGGTGATATAACCGCTGCTCCATTGTTGTTTGCAGGTTTAGTTGCTGGAGGAGCAGCAGTGGGTATGTTCATGGGTAATATAGCTCAAAAATTAGCAACTCCGCCAGATATAGAACCTATACCAACCCCAACGTATGAAGCTGGATTCCCAGTTGCAGATACTGGTATGAGAGTTCGTACTTATGATACAGGTGGTAGACCACACCACCAGATGGTATTAGTAGAACCGGGTGAAACAATAGTTTCTAAAACCCAAAATATGGCAGGAGGTAATGCAGCATTCGAAGGTGGCGGAGGAGTCACCATAGCAGTTCATGGCGACATTTATGACGCTGAAAAATTTGCTTCTAAGATTGCACAAGTATTACCTAATGCATTAAGAAATGTAAACGACACAGGAGGAATATAAAATGGTAAAATTCGTAAAACAATCAGATATCTCAGTCTTTCCTAGCAGATGTTTTTCAGCAAAAATGTCTTCAGCTCATAAAGATGTGTTTGATAATTCACAAGACACAGTAGATATACAAGATAGACCCTATAAACAGGGACTTATATTAGAGATACCGACCGCAGACACACCAGCATATGGTTCAGGACAGGTTGCAGGATATAAATTAGGGCTACATGTTAATAGTATTGGTACAGATTCAGCAAACGCAGCTACAGATAACGCATCTATTGGAATATTTAAACTTAAAGCAGGTATCACAAAACATGAAGGAAGTTTTGGAACAACAATATTAAGAGATGTTTATTCAATATGGGCAGGTTTATCTGAAACACCATCAACAGTTTTACATGAAAATTTTCAGATAGATGATAAAGCAGACGAGGTAGTATCAGTAGAAGGAGTAAAGGTAACTTCAACAGACCCTTATATTACAGTGGACGATGCTTGGGCTAATAGAGATGGTTCAGGTATGACCAATATGCTTTCATTTAAAAATAAAGAAGAATTTCAAGAAGCTTATGGTGTTCATGTAGAGGGCCAAGGATGGATTATACCATTAGTTAAAAAGATGGACCCTTATGAAGGTAAATTGTCTGAAGTTGATACTAACTGGCCTACGTACATGGATTTTCAAAGCGGAGGCTGGAATTGGAAAGATTATAGTATTGACGTAGGTTGGACTGGTGAAAAAATAATAGATATACCTCCTGAATACCACTACTATGCAAAAAACGCAGACAACACGTATAAAGATGCTACGAACGACCCAGTGTGGGAAGATAAAGAATCTTTTACTAAATTAATAAGATATCAGTTTGAAAAAACTGTTACAATAGAAGATACGATAAAAAGAAAATTAACACTTGCTGATACTAACCATCTTTCTAATTTATCAACTGCTCCCGAAATGACGTTGTTAAAAACTATTGAAAATAGTGAAGATGTAGAAACAGTTGCAGATGCTGGTAATTACGCTAATACAACTTCTCCATTGAATGGAGATAATGATTTGAGGATGTATTCTTATATAGGTAGTAAAATATCTGAAGCTAGGGGTGACCCAAGTCCTTGGACTAATTTCCTGTCTAGAGATAATAAAGTCTCAGACAGACACTCTAGTGGTGGTTTAGTAACTAATTACTTCATGTATAATAGGATTCCCAGCCCTATTATGTTACATAAAGATGTAGAACGAGGTGCAGACCAAGAAGTAACAACTGATACAAATAGAAGCGCATTAGATGTACAATTATCATTAAAGATAGAAGAGATTCCAGAAATTTTTGCAGCAAGTTCTACTGAGGTTTATTTTCCTAGTAGAGGTATAGCAGTATGGTTTAAAAATAGAAAACGTGCAGGAGGAATGAATCGTGCACATATTGTATCTGATATTATGATGAACCATTACGGTCTAGATTCTGACGATGCAACTGACGTTACAGGTAATGCATATATACAGATGCAAGATAGTGTTGCGGCAGCTACAAAAGAGAACGAATCATACCCCTTTTGTGGATTTTTACTATTTAAAATGAACGGAGAATTTTATGTTAAACAACTTGGTAAATCAGGCAGTATTGGATGGGATATAGGCGATGGTGCTACTGATGTTATTGAAATTGATGGTTCTACAGGTAGTTTAGGTGATTCTCATGGTTTATGTTTTAAGTTTAGCCCAGCAGATGCTACAAAATTAGATAACTCTCCCGAAGGGAAACATATTAGTATGATTTTTAGATTTAAACCTGACGGTAACGGTTTTGAATTGATAATGTTAGATAGAGATAATGGTAATTCTTTAATACACGCTCCAATACCTTGTTATGGAACTAGAGCCAGTTCATCAGACTGGAATATATCACATGGTTGGCCTATAATGACATTTGCTATGTATAATACTGCATCACTAGCTTCAGGAAACGACGGAACTAATGCTTATGATAATTTTAGATATGGTTATCTTTGGAACTCAAAACTTGATGGTACGTCTAGTGAGGAATATGTTCCCGATAATACACCCATGACTGCATCAGTAGATATAGATTCTATAAAGATAAGTAGAGCAGGATTTAACTACTCTCATTTAAATAATACATTTTCCGAACACGCTGAAGCTTCACGTTTACCAATTAAAAATCCAAATCCAGTTGACAGAAGTCAAACACTTACAGTTAATTCAGGTCAGGGACCCATATCTGAAGAATCAGCAAATAATATGTCTGCTGCAAACTTCTGGGCTTTTGGTTTTAAAAACACAACAGATTTATCAGGTACACAAGCTGCACCTAAATATTTATATTTTAGTGATTTCGATTGTGGGTCTTTAGAAACTAACGAAGCAATAGATGCTAATCACATGAAATGGGCCTATTCTTGTGGAGTTGAAAGAATGGGTAGACAATTATGGTCACATGATATAGCTGGAACCGCAGCAGAACATAGAGGTTCTTTATCAAAAAGATTAACAGACAGTAATACTTCATCATATGGATGGCTTTATAAAGATAATTCTAGTGATGGTAATTGGTGGGGAGATGGAACTACAGGCGCTGGACAAATAACAAATCTTTTAAATTGTGAAATGTTCACACAGAAGGGAGCTATAGGAATAACATCTGCCTTTTCAAACTGGACAAAAAGAGAAAATATATTTGCTTCTGCTAGAATAATAAAAAGAATCGATGAAGATAGTTACCAGAGTTTTTCAGTAGACGATTTATCTATATTTAGAGATAGAGGGTATGGTGAAGACGAAGCATATATTATATATAAATATAACGGAGTTTACGGACCTACAAATTATTGTGTTGGTGCAGCAGGTAACGGTATAAAATTAGTAAAATCTAGTAACCAAGATGGACACTATAGAGTAGATTTTAACGAATCTTCTAGATATTCTTACGCTTATAAATTATTAACAGACGGTGGTGGTTTTAGAGGTACAGATTGTGCAGTAACTACCACAGACGATAAGTTTACTTTTGTAGCTCCAAAGATAGGTGGGTCTGGAGATACTATAGATTTAAGACAATACTTTAATGTTGGAGACAAGATAACAGTATCAAATGCTGATGACAGTGGTAACAACGGTGATAAAGTTGTAAAAACAGTAACTGCAACTACAATCGGAGTACATGAAAATTTAACTGCTAGGGCAAGTGATACTAATTTAACTATAACTAAAAAGTCTGGTGTGTCAGACTTCATGACGAGAGATATAGGTTCTGCATTATATGACGATTCATTTAGGATGTTTATATCACCTTATAGATACTGGCTTTTTGCAGAAATATTTAATTATAACAGTGATAATGAGATGTTACCGGAAAAAAGTTACGGCTCTGTGGTGGTTACAGACTTTAAACCAAAAGGTTCTAGTGCAACAGGTTCAGGTGATTTTGGAACGGATGATTTTGGTGCTACTTGGAATGAGTATTTAATAACAGATGCTTCATCATATAATAATGCATGGAGTTTATCTAGACAGTCTAATAAAGGACATGGAGCACTAGAGTTAGAAACAGATTTTGGTTATGGAGCTTATGACGCAGAATCTGGCACTGGTGGAATGGTGTCGAAATTTACGCCCTCATTAACATTTGCAGGAGCTGCACTATTTAACCTAGTGGATATAAGTAATATTATCAAAGGCCCTGAAAGTTACGAAGCTAACGATTCTCTTAAAGTTTATTTAGCAGCTGAAAATATAGGTTCACAAACTAAAACAAATATTTCTACATTTAATCACGGCACTTCATCTCAAAGACCATTTTTACTTACAGTTTTTGAAGATGAATTACCAGCACATCCTGATTTAAGAGTTCAACCATTCGAAAACGACCAATTCGTTCCTCAATATACATGGAGCGCTAATGAAGATGATTTATGGTATGGTTTGCTAATGGTTTCTGATACAAATATTAAAAATCAATATCATAATAATTTATTTAGAATACCTCTAAACGAAGATTTAACAGGTTACGCAACAACAGATTTTGACGATGAAATATTTTTACATTTATCAAACGGCGATACTAAAACTCCACACACAGGAACATTTACTGGTATAACTGATAGATATGATGGTTTAGCAGGACATTCTAAAGAATGGAGTAACAGTCATGGAAGTAGTGGAAGTATTATGAAATTTTCAGCAAGTGACATTTCTACTAAAGCTTTAGGCTCAGGAGAGAAACTTTCAGTTTTATGTCACGTTATTTTATCAGGCGAAACTATATCAGAACAACAATATATTATGACTCAGTTGTCAAGTGATACAGCAGGAACTAATGATTTTGCTTATTATATATCCCTTACAACAAGCGGTAACATAGAGATAGGTGTACAAGGTAATAATAGAACAGCTGATACAGACGTTATGACTGTGCTAACTTCATCCTCTATTGTGGCTGCTGATGGAGAAACACCTACCATGATTTGTTTTACAGTAGATAACGAATTACCAACGCAGAATGTAAAATTATATATTAACGGTATTCTTGAATCATCATCTGGTGTTGCTCAAGCATCTACTAACACAGCTACACAATGGGCTAAAGGTTTACTAATAGAAGGTAGTGTTGCTTCAAGTAATAGCGAAGGTGATTTACATATAGGTAGTAGAGATGACGCAGGAAGTGGTGATTATAAATCATTCGATGGAAGAATAGAAGAGATAGTAGTATATGATGATGTAATATATCCAGTTAATCCGAAAGATGGTGAATATTTATATACTAAACCTCGTGCAGAATTTCAAGCTGGTGTAGGAGCACCTACATCATACGTTGCTAGATTATTTGTAAAGGATTATCATAACATAAGAGGTACATCCACATCAGACATAGCTACCTCTCCACCTGTAAGTTTCTCGAAACCAATGTTCAATTTAAGAGGTGACTAAAATGGCAGCAAGACCAACAGATTTCGTAGTAACCGTTTACCCCACAAAACAAGCAGCGGTAGACGCAATAGACCAGACAACAGCATATAGGATAGTAGGAAGCCAGTTAACAGCATCAAGAATTGTATCTGTTGCATCAACTAAGGTGATTACTTTGACTAGTCCTTCTCCAGCACCAGATGAAATATTTGACGTAGGAGATTCTATTACTATAGGTCCTTCTTCATTAACAGACCCTCTCGACGGCACTCACACAGTGGCAGCAGTATCAGCAACTACTATAACAGTATCTACTACTGTACCTGATGCAGACCATACGTTAGCTGTTACTATAGATAATGCTTCTAAGAAAAGGTCACATGTAGCTAATATAAATCAAGACAATGACACCTATTCTGATGAGAATGGTATTACTCAAAGTTCACATTATTTCACACATAAAAGATATTATTACAGAGTAGATAGTCTAACTCCTTCTACTGAATTTTATATAGATTGGGACGACGGAGAAGACAATACTCCACAAAATGCTAATTATTCTGTACAAAAGTTTACTTATCCTACTAATACAGCAATTTTTGAACATACATATACAAAACATGGACAATTCTTTCCTTTAATTAGATTAACTAACGCACATGGTTTTAAATCTAAATTCTATACTAATTGTGAAGCACCACGGTCATCTTACAGAGAATTAGAAAACTTTTTCGATTTGACACATATAGGTCAAAGTGCTTCAGCGCCAGCACAAGATAAATCAATAGTGTCGTTAGATAGTGCTATATATTCAAGGATACCAAATTTTGTACCAGCAAATTACCCACCTACTGCCATTTTAAAAACAGATAGAAACGCAGTATTTAGTGGTATAGATAATAGTATTTCAAGTGATAGTGGTATTGACATAGCTGATAGAAGAGCGTTTTGTTACATAGATGGTATAGATTTAGGTATACGACACGCTAGTGGAATAAGTGGTGGTGTTTACACTATAGACAACTGTCTAGAAGTAACTTACGTAAATGGTAACGATGAAATAATTAAAGAGACAGTGTCAGCTACAACGGCTACAGGAACAACAGCAGCATCATTAGTAAACGCTATGTTTCCAGCTGCCGGTGCTGGTTATGGTTTAAAAGAAGTTTTATCGGTAAAATTAGTTAATTTAACAGAAAATCAATACGGTGATGCAGGTACTGGTGGTAAAATTAATGCGAAAATAACAGGTCTTTACCCTGATGAAAGAATCTGGATAAGATTATTTGATGATAGTGATAGAACTGGCACTGATAATGATTCATTACAAGCATTCAATTCAGCTGACGCTCATACAGCAAATAAAATTTACCCTTCATTCTGTTACGTTTCTAACGGTAACCCTTATGTTTCAACAAATGAACCTAAATACTATGTATCAGCAGATGGTTCAGAAAGTATACCACGTAATTCTAACGTAGATATATATAAATATTATTTATATGATGATAAATTAAGAAAACGTAAAAAAGATGGTACATATAGTGCAGGTGTAACTGACTTGATAGCAGAGGCAACTGCCAGTATACAAGTTTCTGATTTGTTTGGTGGTACTGGAGCTACACAAGTAGAATCAACAGACCATTCAAAACAAACATTATCCTACACACATGACTGGCAAATGGGACATCAAACCGACGATACAGAGTTTTATGCCAAAGGTAGTGATAGTAATCAACTAACAGGAGTAGGTAGATTTTTTGATGAATTTAGATTATTGAGGTTACAAGTAGAAGACGGCTCTATAGATTCAACTGATAGCACTGTGGTAACTTTAACACAGGATGGAGATACAATGGACCGTTCGTTTATAGAACATTTTGGAAATTATAGTTATAATATACCCGGTAGACCTCCTGAATTGAAGAGTATAGGCTCATTATTCTATAAAAATGGCACAAATATATGGAGAGATTTGAACCAAGAAAATAATCTAACAAGTCATTTAATTATGGGTGGTAATTCCGATAGAGGTGGAAATGATGTACAATTAACATTATCTGATACAGCAACAGGTGATACAATGGCAGGAATAGCAAAAAACTTCTTACTCTGTGTAAGAGATAGGAAATTTACAAAAATATTCCTTAGACAGTTCAATAAAATGACACCTAGAACTCTACATGGAGGTTCTGCACCTCAGTGTAGAATACAAGCTTATTATTCACACAGTAGTGGATGGAAACCCATGCCTATAAGAGATAATACGACATTAGATGACCATGTTATAACAGATATAGGACAAGCTACTTCTTTATTCAGGTCTGGAACTATAGAGTGGGATATACCAGATGATTGGGAATCGCACGTTTCTGGAGGAATCAACGGTGGAAGTTGGAATATTACTGGACGAAGTAATACAGCAAATATATCACATGTAGGTGGATATACTGTTACAGGAAGTGCAGGTAGTCAAGTAATAACGTTATCAGGTCCACCAGAAGCTCCTAATACAATTTTCTTACCGGGAGATGTAATAACGTTAAGTGGTATGGATAACGGAGCTAACAATATAAATATAACTGTACACGATGATGGATGTACTGCTACTACTATCAAAACTTCAACTACGTTAACTAATGAAACAGGTACAGGATGTACTATATCTGCTGCTGGTACAGCTAACGACCGAGGAACTCCGGGGTCGACATGGACATCTACAAAATGGCCACAGACTCATGGAGAAGAGGGAGGATATGCTATTTTATTTACTATTAAATCAGCGAATGCATCAATTATAGAAAGCATGATGACACATATATGCGACAATCAACATAGTAGAGTTATAAAAATAGTAGACCCTAAACATATAAGTTTAAATGCTGCAATGGTAGCACAATCTGTAGGATTTACAAGGCAAGGTAAATATTATCAAGTAACTGATAGATTAGGTAGAGCAGATATAAGGAGAATAGGTGCTCAAAGTGGAAATATTACTTTTGGAGGTGTTGACTTAGGCGATAATACTGCTGGCACAGGTAGTAGGACTAGAGAAAGACTAGTAGATTATCAAAAGAAAGGCACACCAGTTTATTACGATGTTAGACATAAAAATGGAACTTATACTAGGTTTTTCGGTGTAATAGCTTCACTTTCTGAAGATATGCCAACAGGTAATGCACCTCCTAAATTTGCAATTAATATGACAGTATCTCATATAGTGGAGTTTGCTTCTGACGGAACATGGGATGACGAGCTTATATCACTAGGAGGAAAGGTAGGGGGAGCTAGCTCCTATCTATTACATTAATGTTATACAACCCTAGATTGTTTATAGACGGAAAAGAAAACTTTGATTTAAAAAGTTATACAATAACTTATCCCGGCACTAATCAATTAAATAATGCTAAAATACAATTAACAGACCCAGTCCTTGACGGAAATACTTTATTTGGTAAAATAGTAGAATTGTATACAAACTGTGGTTCTGAAAATAATATACCTACTTTTAGAGGTATCATCAAAGTAGTTAATACTTCTGATACAGAAATTTCTTTAAATTGTTTAGATGTAAGAGCTTATATATCTGGTAATGATGGTAAGAAAATAAATTTCGACGAATTAAATAATTATGATGGGTTTAGTATTTCTCAATATTTAAAAAGTTATATAGAACAAGAAATAAACACAAAAGATAGGACCTTTATAGGAACGGATATGCTATCAGATACAAAAAAATGTTCTAATATGACAGGTGTGAGAGGTCAATTTTCAGTTCTTGACGCAGCAGTACAAAGATTAGATGAATCTTTTGATGATGATGATGATGAACCTTTAAGATATATTTTTGATGTAGTAGAAGGTCCCTTGTATAGTAATTTAGTATTAAGAAAACAAAGATTATTGACAGAAAAACCCTCTTTGTCATTGTCTTTACGTGATGGTATAGCATCATTTAATTACAAAAGAAGACCGTCACCGCAAGATATTTTAATTACAAATAGTGAAAATGATTTATCAACTAATATAAAATTGTCAGGGGCTAATCATGGTCCATTTTCAGCAACATTACAAGGTAAATTTCAAGATACTAGTTCAGCTAGAAATGCAGGTATTTTAGAACTTAAAAAACTACAACAAGAAATAGATGAAATAGGTATAGAAATTACCAGAGGTTATGATATAGGTCTTGAATCTTTAGTTTTTGTTAATGTAGATAATGACGAAATAGATGGTATTCATAGAGTAGTAGGTAAAACTATTACTGGTAGTAATATGAATATGAAAGTTAATCTAAATCTCAATAAAAGACCTGTAAAAGTTAGCCAATATTTATCAAAAGCTTAATAACTTCTAGCGCTTTTATTAGTTTTACTTCTACTACCTAAATCACCATTGTCTGGTTCATCAGCAGCAGTTCTTCTAAGTATAGTTCCTTCAGGCATTTCAGTACCTTGTAAAGAATGTATACCTTGATTTAAAGTACCGTCTGAATTTAAATTTGCTGTTCTACCAAGTTTCTTGGTTCCTGTAATAATATCTTTCTCAGATGTCACACTTATCTCCTGTACATGCAAGCTCTTGTTTACCTTGAGTATTGTCCTCAAACTCGTATTCTGAGAGTTTGCTATAATCTATTACGGGGAGGTTCTTTATAAAGCTTTCGTAGGTTCTATGGTCTATTTCCTCATATGGAGCTAATTTATAGTGTCCACCGTCGTATGGTAGGAAGGACACACCATTGATTATATCCCAGTTTTTGTATACCCAATTCCCTACTTCAAACCATTCGTCGTCTCTGACATAAACAGTCATACTTGCGTTGTGTTCACACCAGTTATGTTGTAGGTTTTTGTAATGACTTAGTTGTTCTAACGCAGTTACATCTTTACGTGTTACACAACCTTGTGGTGATTTAACAGGAAACTCTAATACCCATGTACTTGCAGTCTCCTTTGTTTGTCCATTCTCTGGATGACATGGTATACCTACATCTTTCATCATCGCAAAGAGTGGGTCATTACCTGAAATTCTATATCTTCTTATGTAATATTCAGAGTATCTTGGATGTACTCCTGATGCTGAATCTACAAGCTGTGAAACTGTACCACTTGGTTTGACACAAGTTGTTGCTGCTGGCATTTTTGTACCCAATATCCCTGATGCTTTACGAGATATGCGTAAAACACGGCTTTTAAGGGCCTTAAAGACCTCTGAGTTCATTAGGGAAGGGTTATCCATCTGACCGGTTAAACTAACGCCTAGAAGCGCTTCTGTGTCACAGTTCTTTTTCCATGTATTTCTGAGGTATGGGAAGTATGTAAATGAGCTCTGTATGACACCTAACCATGTAGCTGTCTCTACTTTGTCAAGTAGGCTATCTAAATCATCATCTTCTCTTACTACAACTTCACTAAGATTACAGAACTCCATATCTCTAAGCATTATTTCGCCACAAGGGTTAGTTCCTTGTATTAATGGAGCATAACGTCTTGATGGAGCTTTGCTTTGTGCAGCATTAAGATTAAATATGCCTCTTTCCCCAGTGCCTGATAGAGCCAATGCAGCCCATTCAGACAAAAATTCACCTGCGGAGGGCTTTTCCCTATAGATAGCGCTATTATTTGCCATAGCACGTTTGATGGGATAAGGCCACTCCTTCGCATGTCGCATATCTTTATCATGGAGGTCCGACAAGGATATCTGAGAGCTGCGACGAACTCCGCCAACAACAACAATCTCAGCTATCTGATTACAAATATCATGACATTCGAGAGACGTGAGTTGACGTCCTTGAGCATTGTGCATGGTTTCACGTATGAAATCATGTAATTTTACCAGAGGTTGAGGTCCAGAAGCTCTACCACCCATAGTTTTGAGTCTAGCTCCTTCTAAACGAATCTCTGAGTAATCGAAATAGATGTTCTGTCCTTCATACAGACTTTGCATAAGTGTCTTGACTGAGTCAGCCCATCCTTTTTTAGAATCTTCTATTACAACCTTTTTTAAGGCTTGTCCTGAGTTTATCTGTGGTATTTTAGGTAGTTTACTTACTTCTTCTTGTTCTACTGAAAATCCGAATCCTGTACCACACATAAGGATATAAAGACACTCTGCAAATGCCTCTACGTTGTTTATCTTTGCAAAGGAACAGTTGTATATGCATGTATTATCTGCCTTTGCTGCTGGACCTGCGGCCCATAAAAATCTCATTGATGGCATTACTCCAAATTCCATCATATATTTCTTAATTTTATTCTGAGTTTTTTCAGGTATATCTGGTCTTTCTGAAATTACAAAACCCAAAAATCTATCTATGGTTTCTTCCCAATTTTCTCGTCTATTTTCTTCTTCTAACCAACGAGAATACGTTCTTTTATATATAAATTCTGCTACTTGATTCTTAAACAATTTGTCACTTCCTTGCGGTTCATTATTTTAGGCGACCCACCTATATAAGGTTTACGGTGTATAGTCGCATTTTAGGCATTTTTTAGAGCCATCGTAAAAAAATCCAATGGCTCTACTTCCACATAGTGGGCATATCATTTGTAATCAACCAGAATGCGCTTAACTGGCTTCTTACTTGAATTAGAAGTTAAGACCATTATGCCTGAGGTTGTTTTCCAGCTTTATATTCTGGTGAGTCTTCTTCGACTACCTTCCAACCTACGCCAGTCCATACCTTAGTTACTAATTTCTCCTTAGGTACTTCCTTGACTTCTTCCTTTGGTTCTTCTTTAACTTCTTCTTTAGCTTTTTCAGCTACTTTCTTCTCAGCTTTGTCAGCCATGATTACTCACAGCATTCACAGCTACAGTTTTCTTTGCAACACATGTTTACTTTTTTCTCCTTTTTGTTGTTGTTTTACGCTTACGCGCTGCCGCAGCTTTACGTCCTTTTTCAGGATGCATCTTATTATGTTGCGCGGCTGTCATTTTCTTTAAATTTGATTTTCTTGCCGTTTTAGCTGTGTGGACACCGGGCTTACCACGTCCACCTTTTCCACCACTCTTATGGTGTACTACTTCTCCTTTACCTGCATTAGCCTTTCTTCTGTAGTAGTGTGGAGATTTACCACCTTTCCATGAACCATTAGCTTTACCATAACGGGCCATAGGTGATTTCTTATTCCATCTCTTCTTACGGTTGGCACTTGTATCTTTAAACTTCTTACGTGCCATTACTTCTTACCTCTACTCTTCTTGTGCTTCGCTAGCTTCTTCGCTACTTTCGGCTTCTGACTGAACAGATACTTCCTCTGTTTGTTGCTCTTGAACGGCATTTTGCTTCTCCTCTAACCAAGCGTTCCAATCATCCATCAATTCTCTCGTCTCAAGAAACTCAGCATTTAAGTTTCTAAGAGCATTATATTGTCTCTCTATGTTTTGTGCATATGATTGAGTATTACGTAGAGAATCAATAAGATAATTTATATTATCTAATGTTGGTCCACCTTCGTTTTCTGCAATCCATTTCTCTATTCCTTTGACCCTTTTGGTCAATCTTTCTACGTTTGCCATATATCTTTATCTCCTCGTACTATATAAAGCTTTCGCTACTCGCATGGACAGGAGTCACATTTACAGAGATTTCTTGCTTTTAAAGTCTCCTTTCTGTATCTCCAGCCAAAGTTTTCACTAAACTTTACAATTTGTCTACCGGGCACAGTCGGGTCATCATTATACCAACCATGGTCACCAGCAGGTTCATTATAGATAAATCTGAATACATTAGAGATGTCCGTTAGGCTCCAATTTGCATTCAATAACTCACCTACAATAGCTTTATTCTCTTCATAAGAACTGTGTCCCTCTACTATATTATGCTCTATAAGCTTAATAATACACTCTCTAGGTGCTAAATAGGGCCTATCCTTAATAGAGCCTGAGAAAGTTCTTATTACAAATTTGTCTTTCCCATTGAGCTTATCTAATAGGTAATCTACACTATTAGAAACGGTGTGTTTTATATCAGCCTCATCACAAAGGAAATCTACCATATCTCTTTGTGCCCGTTTTGATTTAACTATGTCGAGTCTATCTCTGGGTTCCATTGCTAGTCCATACAATTCCTCTATATCCATAGTCATAACCTCCTCAACTGATAGGGGTACACACCAAACGCCTGTAGGTTCCCCAGTCAATTTACTAATATATTGAGTGTTGGGAATCCTTCTTAAGCAAGCTACACTATTATTAATGCAAGCTTGGTCAAGTGTACTTAATTTATACTTTGTCTTCAGATGCGTCAAATACTCTCGTAAAGCTTGTCGCTTCTGGTCGTCCGATAAGTCCAACGGGGAGTAGAAGTCTATGTTCATTTGAAAGCCCTTCCCCCCTGTAAGATATATCCTTGGGGTAATTTTGTTCGGTTTGCAATACCGCCTTAAAAACTTTCTTATATCTTTTAAACATTTACTCACATCCTTGTCGTGGTCAAAATCAAACCATATACCGTTAAGAATTGCAGAATCATAGTTAGGCTTACCATCTACATCTTTCATATCATCAAATACGTAGACACTGGTATAACAGCTTTTGTTACCGTTATACTCTTCCATCAGCTTCTCTATATCTTCAGCTGAATAACATCTAGCTATTCTGGCTGGGATTCCGAATTCTCTGTAATACATTCTTTTAATATCTCCACTCGTTGACACCAATCTGTAGGTATAGCGAATATATCTGCACCATCACATTGTGAACCGTGCATTACTAATACAGTAGCGTGTTCGTCTTGTGCTACCATTTCACCTACTGTCTCACATATAGTGAGATGTTCTTTTGGGTCTTCTGCATTTATACGGTAGGTCTTGAATGTGCTGGCTGCATCATACCAAGTAACTTTAACTATAGGGCCAACAGAACCTAATGTTTCTGCTGTTCTACCTGTATTATCTACCATGTTTCCACTTCTAGTGTTTATTTTTTTCTCTTTTAGTTTTGTCATTTTTCCATTCCTCGTACATTTGTGCTACAATACCTAAATCACCTATGTGTTTATAAAACTTTGCATGAGATGGTGTCTCATCTACGTTTATATAATCAATTGGTCTGTCAAATATTAATCTATTATATGGTATTTGATTTAATTGTAACCATTGTTCAGTAGCAAATTTAACTGCTAAATCATTAGGTCTCTCACACCATATAGTTATGTGGTGTTCTTTATCAGCCCACTGCATAAACTCTACTACATCTTCTATTGGTTTACAGTCTTTTATATATTCTACTATACCAAACTGTATACCTTTAGCAGGTGTACATATAATATTGTCTAAACCGAAAACTAGGTTCATTGTTTAATTGCAATAATATCTTTTTTGTTTACAATAACTGTGCCTTTATCGCCAGTTAGATACACAAAATTCTCGTCGTCGTTGGTTATTTTACCACGACCAACTTTCGTTCTATCCTCTTCTCTCCAGACTATCTTAACTTCATCGTCCTTAAGGAAAGTCATTAATCCTTTCATATCATTTTCTTCCATATTTACTCCGTTATAGGAGCGGCAACGCGCCGTCCTATATATACTTAGTATAAGCTACTATATAAAGCTTTCTATACTTCTAGGTTTAATTCCACCTCTTTTTCAGTAGTTCCTGATAAAGATAGGAATATTTCCGACTTGTAATCTAATACAACTTCGGGAAACCTTCTACCTGCTACAAGTGTGATAAATCCTTGGTCACCACCGAAAAGATTCTCATCCCACCATCCTTCTGGTATAAGTTTCATTACTTCTCCATAGAAGTCTATCATATATTCTCTTTCACCTATCCATGTCCCACTACATAGATGTTTAAAAGGAGAACCCAGCCACTCATAGACTTCTTCTGTTTCTCTGACCTTAGCTAGTTCATTCTTCCATGAACCTAAATCTAAAGGTGCATCTCCTGATGAATCTGCTAGTCCTTGTCCTGTTTTTAGATTAGGCCATTGATTTAACTCTGCACCAAACACGCAACGTGCTGTTTTCTTAACAAACTTACCTAATGCTTCATCACAAGCATCGTAACCTAACAACATAACATCAGTAGCATCTAAAGCCATTACATACTTAGTTTGTACAATCTTTAAATACTTCTCCATTTTTCTAATTTTATCTAAGAAATCAAATGGTTGTTTCATAGGTATAACTATAAGTCTGTCTTTTATACCCATCTGTTGCATACAGTTTTCTAACAACGTAGATTCACCGGGCACACTCCATGTTATAACAGTTAGTTCATCACTTAACTGTCCATGACAAGGATTTTCTTTGAAATAGTGTGTAACTGCATCGTCCCAGTATTTTTCGTGCTTTGCGGGGCCATTGGCGTGCACGATAGACACCATGTTGTTAGATAGTTTGTTTCTAAAATACATTAAAGAGACTCCACCATCTCAGTCATATCTGGTTGTTTTTCCCATAGATTTATAGCTATGGCGTATCTCTTACCCTTTGTTATCTCAGTAACAGCATGTAACTGACCTGCATCAAATATAACTAATCTATTAGGCACTGGTGCAATCAATTCGTATGGTGCTGTCAAGTCCATCTCTTTAGTGTCATATATCTTCAGATATCCACCTTCACACTGTGGCTCTCCCATAGGAGGATAATATACTGTTCCTAGTTTAGGACTCACTATTTCTCCTGTCTGGTGCCAGTGTGCTTCATCTTTATCAAAGTGATGGTTTAACGCATAACCTTGATTAATAGCTGCACCATTAGTGATAACTTTATCTTTAGATAATATACCTGTCCAGTGTTCAAAACCTTCTAGAGATGTACCTTGTAGTTGTGGTGGACAATTGTTTCTCCAAATAGTTTCAATCAATTCATGTCTAGTGTCCATAGGAGAATTACTATTCCACCATCCTTTCCACCACCTGTAACCTTCTTTCCAAAAATCTTCATCTTTTTGAATTTTAGAAAGTAATTTTTCGTCCTTTACAAAATCGTCAATTATTATCATCGGTAATGGTCTCCTCCAACCCATAATACAAGTGATTCTCTAGTACCTTTGGTAACTTCAGAAACTCTATGCATCATATAAGATGGGAATATTACTACTGTTCCTTTACCACGTGGTGCATCTAATGGATTTTGTCCTCTCCATAGTTGTAACTTACCACCTTCATAGTCATCTGGGTCTGTAAGTTGTACGGTCAAACTAACCTTTCTATGTCTCTGCATACCGTGTCCTGCATCCATGTGCCAGTCATAGTGGCCTCCGCCTTCCTTATATATGGTATGTTGTATAGCATCTCTACCGTGAGACAAATTAAAGTTCCATACATTTCTATTGGCTTCTTCTATCATGGTCCATAATCTTTTATATAACCATTCGAAATCATCACCAGTATAAACTTTCTTACCATTTGTATATGGTGCGTTACCATATAACCATCTTACTTCTGATTTTCTTATACCATCGTTCGCAGTATCACTGTCACCTGTCGTACCTGATTCAGGTGGTACTCTCATAGCTTCCTTTTGTATTGTTTTTATTTCTTCATCGGTAAATGCTTTTTCAAAATAATAAAATTCAGCCATATTTACATGACTCTCATCTATTCCATCTACCCACATATTTACTTTTTCTAATTCCATCATTACTCCTCATTAAAAAAGAATGTTTGAAACAGTCTTGCTGATTCTAAATCTTCTCCAAAATAATCATCTGCTGCGTGCCATAAATCACCATTAAATATTATAGCTCTGTTATAAACGTTAGATATAACATCTTCCCTAGTCCATTTATCATAATTATTACCATCACCTTCTATAGCTGCTCCATTATCATCAAAGATACGAGAGCCTGTTTCTTTATGTTTATAAAAGGATGTACCTGAATTAGGTGCAGGGTCTGGATGTAAATATACTAAACATGACCAGTCTGTAGCAGTATCTGCGTGTACCCATGTTGGTGTATCCTTTGTTACATACTGAAAAGAACCTGTGTATTCTCCTACTTTCCAGTGCATTTCATCTATGTTAATATTCATTATTCTTTCTAGATGTGCTCTAACATCGTCTTCTACGAATGTTTCTGTTCTCATGCCGGGATAATTACCTTTGACTCCAAACTCTTGTGATAGAGCAAATTCTCTAATCGCGTCAGGGTCATGATAAAATCCATCAATTACTATTATTTCTCTATTCATTATAACTCCTTTTTAACAAAAGAGACAATAATGTATCTTTTCCCTTTTGTAGTTGGTCTTCCACCATGTCTGTGTGTCACACTAGGAAATAGTGTACATGCACCTGCTTTAGGATTAGCTAGTATTTGTTGTCTTGGAAACCATGTTCCTCCACCCTCAAAGTTAGTATTTAATCCTACTGTAAAAGTATAATCAGCATGGTCATGGTGTATATCCAAAGCTGACTGGTCTTCATCAGTATACTTAGCTATAAAATCTTCTGATGTAGCATTATTCCATGATGTACCTACTAGTCCCCATATATGTCTAGCTATAGGGTGGCAATATGTTTTAAGAACGTAGTTATACATTTCTTTTAAATCTAAGTCATCAAGTAACATATCAGTTGTTGGGTAAAAGTTATGTCTTTCTTTAGTCCACTTGCCATTATCTTCAGCGTGTTCTATTATTAAATCACAGAATTCTTTTGTAAATAAAGGGAACCTATAAATCTCAGGACCTACTTCTTCTACTACTAAATCCCACTGTTTATCTCTAGTTCCTCTAGATATCATCTTCTTTGCCCATGCTTCTGGGTCTATCTTATATGCACTTAGTTTGGGGTTCATTTCACAGCTCCGTCAGGTAGACCTGTATCACTACCTACTACAGCAAATTCTCTTTGCCATACTACATGTGGGTCTACTGCATATGCATTCATGGTGGGAGGGTATTTAAAGCTTACGTCGCTACGTGGATGTTCAACAAATGTAGCAGATAAAAACTCATCTGCTGGTATTATAGCTTTGTGTACATTATATTTTCTTATCTTTTCTATACCTGATTTAGATAATACATACCCATACGTGCAGTATGAAAAGTTTGGTTTGACTATACCTGATACTATAGGTTCTTCAGGTATTGTTTGTGGTACTCTTCCAAGATATAACAAATCCCAATCTATACCCATAGTTTCTAAAGTATCTATGGTTACATCTCTTTTAATTTCCATAGCTTTAGTAAATACAGCGTCATCTTCAAGTATAGTTACAGGTCCATCACATTCATTCCATATAGACCAATGGCTTAGTGTACAACCTATTTCTCCTCCTGTTAAAGGTCTTGACCACCATTTAGCCCATGATTGGTCTATTGATAGAGCTTCTCCTTCATCCATCTCCCAATCAAATAGACCGAATCCATTCTCTTCTAACCACTTATCCGTTATATCTTTTCCTACTTTGTTGTAAGGCCAGTGTGTGGTAAACTCAACACGTAAGTCAGGGGCTATAAAACCTTCTTCATTCTTTCTACCTTCTTCTTCTATTTCAAAACCATTTTCTCTTAGCATGGTATCACAAAGAAGTCTTCTATCTTCTCTGGTTGGTATGTTAATGATATAGGTCTTCATACCCACTCCATAAGACTCTGTTGTTTCCTATCTAGTAAGGTGAGCGGTGCTTTCTTTTGTATAGTATGTGCTAGACCAAATTTATCTAATAACTTAGATACAATGTTCCAATAATACTGTACATCTAAATCTGACTTAGATTTCACAAGTTCCTTTATCCTATACCCATCTTTTGTTTTATAATACTCGTAGGTAGTTCTTATCTCTGGTTGTATACCTACTGTTATACCTTGTTCTACTAATGGTATCATCATGTCCGTTTCTGATTTATAATCTTCGAACTTCCTGTTTAGTGTCCTTCTTTGTAAGAACATCTCCATGGGTAACTCATCAAAGTTATATATATCTTCAATAAACTTCGAATTCACTCTATTATCCAATCTTGCGTCAATTAACCTATCAAGAATGGATTTGTAAAACTCGCTTCTTGTTGAAGCTTTAAAAGTCGAGCCATGTTTGGTAAGACTATTGTCCTCATTACGAAGGCAATAATTACCAATTTGTATCCAAATTCCTTCTTTAAAAACATCTTTATCCAACGATATCCATTTAGATTCTACATTTGGTATTGTAGCTTCTAATATCAATCTTAATCTTTTAGTTAGCCATTCTACGTCAATATCACAATTAGTATTGATACCATCAGTGTGAACATAAACCACAGCTTTATCTCCATATTTTTTCCTGATGAGTTCGATTCCCGTAGTAAGTAAAAACCTAGCAACCGCAGTAATTGCAATACCAACAGACATATCACCGTAGTTGAGGTAAGGGTTTGTATTAGCTCCATAGAATGTATTCACCATAATCTTTAACGCATTGGACTTACTATCTCCTTCTTTAGTTCCCATTTCCTTAAAAGGTTTCCTAAGTTCTGTGAATTGTTTACACATATCATAGAGACAGCTGCGTCTATTACTGTCTATTCTAACCTTTACTCTTTTACCTATACGATTGTCAGGTATATAAAGGTTTCCATTCTTGAACTCTAATTTGTCACTATACTCATCATATCCTACAATTGTAGTAGTATCAGGACCTAAATTAAGAGCCATAGCTATAGATGGATAGAAAGAAGCAAAGTCCACTTTTATATTCTTAGCGTGGAATCCCGGTTCAAACAAATCTATATATGCAGCTTGAAAGTTACCTTTAGGTCCTTTGTATATATCTGTATGTCTGTCTTTGTTTATATCATCTGTTATGATATTCTGTTCATACAGCGCTCTACCTTGTAGAATCTTTGTGACATATGAACTTGGTGCGTTGATATATGTTTCTAGTGGCACACCAATAAATTCCGCAGTGAACTCCAGTCTTGGATAGTAGTGGTCAAAAAGATACTTTGTACAATCTACATCAGACAGGACATAATCGTGGATTTCAGATAAGCTGTAATCAAGTAAATCCTTTTCAGCAAAGTCCAATTCAATTGGTTCTAGACCGAAATATTTACTCACAGGCTTAAGACCACGTGGTAATCCTGAGAGTGCGTAATCAAGGCGTGTATGTCTTAAGATATCAAGAACTACTCTACCTCCAGCACGCATTCGTAAATCGTCAGAATCTTTCTGAGGTTGCCAACCATAGTCTGACCCATCACGATTCAACAATTTCTTGTAGTTACGTATGCCATGATAGGCTGCACGATATAGAATCTGAGGGATATCATAACCTACAAGGTTATATCCATAGATTATATCTGGGTCATATTCTTTAACGAACTTAGCAAAATCCATAAGGACTTGCTTGTCATCTTCTCCATCCCATAGATAGACTTCACGTTCTCCGGTTGAAGTGACAATCCCGATTGCCACTACGGGGTAGTTTTCCCCGAAGGGAAACGACCCGTCAGGACTATGAGTCTCTATATCAAAACAGAGAGATTTCACAGGTTGGTCATTTGCGAATTTATTAAAGTAATCTGGATGCTCTATTACGAGTCTATCCATAATATTTTCTCTACCTCCATCAAGTATTAGGCTCGATGGAAGCTCTTCACCGGCTCTATAATACTCCTTTCGCAGCAAGATAGAGCCCTCTTTGCCTGTTCTATTGTACTGTTTGCCAGTCTCAGCATCAGGTACATAACAGTAGGGCTTATAAGGTACAACGTGGCTTTCTTTCTTACCATTACGCCACATTATACTTTGTAAGTTACCAGTCTCTAGGTTAACTGTGTTGGGGCTACATATACCAATAAGGGGTACTTTCACTCATCCTCCCAACGAGTACCTGTTCTGTCAGGTGTGGATATCTTCCATCTGTCACCTACAGGCCAGTAATAAGGATATGACTCGATATCAAAAGCATACTGTATTGCTTCTTCAGGCCATATCTGTGCGTAAAACTCAAAGTCTTTACGTAGTAAGTTAAGTCTGTGTGACTTGTGTATCTTGTCGTTACCTAGCCACTCTGGATACTCGATAGGTCCAGTAATCTCATAGAGTTGCATAGTGTTGTTGTAACCACGTGCTTTCCATTGTGTAATCATAGTGTTGACATACTCCTTGAGTGCATTCTCATAACCATGCCACATAATCTTAGCTGGATGGTTGAGCCAACCTTTGTGTGGATAGTTAGGTTGCATAGCGTTGATTAGTTGCATACCCTCAACACGTTGCTTACCCAAGCGTTTGTAGTCTAACATTTGTGCAGACTCTGCAAAGTCTGGTACTGGTAGGAACGTTTGCATTATTGACACTCCTCACATTTCTCGCTGTTGAACACTTCTAAGTGTTGTCCGCATTCTATACATTTTCTATATTTCATTTCTTTTCTCCTTTTATTTCCTTTACCATCGCATGAACAGTTCTGATGTCCATATATACAATTGCATATATAAAAGTTTGTCTCGTTACTAATCGTCATACTCTCTCCATATTTGTTCATACTCTTTTCTACATTCAGGACATTCCCATATAATCTTATGGTAGTCTGAGTATACCTTTGTGCATGGTCTTGTTAACATAAAGTTCTTTTTGTAACACTCTGCACAAAACCTTCCCATCATATATCTAACTCCCTGTATTCATCAGAAGATAGGAAACCAGTCAATGTTCCTCTACCTCCGATGTTTCTTCTCATATATCTTAAAAAGTCTATTGTAACTTCTAATCCTTTGTCTTCTAAATCTTCGTTGAGATATTGTAAATGTCTAATCAAATCTTCTATCACTATCATTCTTTCTCCGCTACTTTAAGATACGCTTTGTTTGCTTTAAAGATAGGACCACGTAACTCTTCAGGTATATAGTTTATACCTTCCATGCCTTCTTCTAGGTTCTCTCTGAATAAACGTATGTATATATCGTGATTAGCACTTATATATTCATAGCCCTTTTCTAAGTCTTCCTCGTAATCTCTTACAAAGTTAATGATTTGATACGCTCTACCTAATGCTCTTGCATATCCATCAGCTTCAGGTGGACAACCAAGTATACGTGCCATCATACAACCTACTGACTCTGAAGAACCTTTACAGTATTCTAACATAGATACCATAGTATGTTTCTTTCTAACTAAGTCAGTAAACATAGCGTGATGGAAATCCTCTAACCATTCACCTTCAAACTGATATTTATCACTAACCTCATGGAATTGTTCGATGACCATTCTGTATTGTTTGAAATCATTTTCAGCTTCTACTCCTTCTACCATCTCATCTATCACTCGTAGATAAGCGTATAGCTTATATATATCTTCTCTTATACTTCTAGGCCATTCATCAACACACGCAAAGAACGTAGTGCTGAACTCTTCCATTATATCTTTACATCTCATATTTAACCTGCTGGGCCCGGTTTATCTAAGACTTGGGCTTCGTCTTCCATCTCTTCAAAGTAACCATATGCTTCCATCTGTTGTATCAATGCTATAGCATCTTGTATAGCTACAGATAAACTCATGTGGTATAGTTGGTCATCTGATATTTCTGCTCCAATGACAGGGCTTGCTAGTTCTTTCACTTTCTGCTGGTGATACATCCAACCTGAGTGTAGTAACTCACACCACTGTCTTCTTTGTTCTGTCTTTGAATTATCGATTATCCCCGTCACCTTTTAGTACTCCTCTTTCTTTCCTATCAGTGAGTTTTAAGTAGTTCTCGTGTAATACTTCTACCAATGTCATGTCATACATATCAAATAGTCTTGCCATATACCACATTACATCACCAAGTTCTCCACGAATCTCTTTGTACTTATCTCCATCTCCACGAACTTGTTTCTTGTATTTACCCAATACTTCTCCAACTTCGTTTGCTAAACCTATCATTAGGTATTCTTCTTCCTTTTCTTTAGGGTAGACTGCTGTCTCCCTTGTCCATTTCTTATATGTTTCAAAATCCATTATATCACTAATTCCTCTGGTACCATATCTCTACGGTATAACCAGCTTCTTTCTGCGGGTAGATATCTATATACTAAGTCAGCCTTTATATCACCTTGTATGGGCCAAGGCTTTATCAGTATCAAATCATTTGGTCTACACCACATTCTACGTTTAAGTTTGCCGGGAATCCTTACCATTCTATTGTTACCATCTTCACAGAGAGCTGACATACGTGAGCCGCCAGACATTTCTCTGACGACTGCATACTGCATATCACCACGTGGTAATTTACCCGCTCTCTTCTCTGTGCTTCCAGCTTTTGATTTCCTCGACTTCTTCTTTCCCATAGTCTCCTTTTGCGTTAAGTAGGAATCCTACTTCATCCCATTCATTTTCGACTACCCAACGGTAGTCTTCTTTTGATTTGAACATATCTGGCCAATCACCCCCCACTACTTCTACTGAAGAAGCAGATGGTGCGTCAGCTAATATATTAACAGTCTCACCTGTAAAGGGGTCTGTTATATCTATGTCTTGACAGTATCTCTCGATATACTCTTGAGATATCTCAGGCCAATACTCTTCAACCCAATCTTTCGTTTCACTAATTAAGTCATTCCACTTTATCTTAGACTCAGGTGTAGTGAGTAGAGGACTTTTGAAGTAATACTTCTTACCATCCTCTTCTCTTTCTTCTAAAAACCCTGTCATAAGTAAACCTGTAATCACAGGTTCTAACTTAGTAAAGGGTAACCCAGCAGCCTTAGCAGCAGTCCGAATCTCACGTGATGTCATCTTTACAATCTCGCTACCTGCTAATCCAAATTTATCGATACGTGTATCGGGGAATAACTTAAGTAAGTCAGTCCCATGTGATGGCATATGCAGACATTCATTGATAAAGGTATTCAAGTAGATGCGTAGACCCAACCAAGTATGCTTAGGTGTCAGTAATCCGTAAGTAACACCATCTTTCTCGACCTTCAGAAGTTCATCTGGATAAAATCGGCCTACGGCATTTATGACCTTCAATAGGTATTGCACTTTACTTCTTGCCACAGGGAAAGAAGTAGGTATAGCCTCAGAGATAAAAGGTGCGCAAGGATTACGTAAGAGAACAGCATTCTCATCATCTCTACGACCTATTGCATCTATTATATGCATTCTAAGTCCTTCTATCTCCTCATCGGTCATACTTTGCATATAGCTTTTAGGGACAGCTGAATCTTTTAACTTATGTTTCACTACTGCATCAGTTTGTATAGCAGTAGGATTGGTGTGACCTATCATACATCTTCTCTCCAACTCAGCATCAAAATATGCCGACCCTTTGTTGTTCTCCACAGCTACACACATAAATACATATTTAGCGTGTAACTTTTGTTCGATGACATCCTGCGTGGTCACATCCGTGCGTTTACGGAATGCAGGTCTACCGTCTCCCCAAGTCTTTATAACTTCCATAACCCCTTCTGGAAGTTTCTGAGCTTCAGGGATGGCAATAAATCTGGCACGGTTGATTTTATCCATTTCATACCAGACGGCTGTCTCAGAAAGATGTTCTATCGTATGGAAGTATTCTTCAGGAAGTAGTCCGAAGACTGCATCCATTATAACGGTCTTGCCTGTACCGCTATACGCTTTAATAACAAAATTGTTATCTTCTAATAGATAGCTAAGGGTAGCTACTACTCCCAATTCGTCTTCTCCTATAATAGGATTGGCTGACCCATCTTTCTTCTTGACGTTATGTAAATAACGAACAATGTCATGTATCTCAAAGCTCACTTATCACCTGTTTCATCTTCTCATTAATTTCTTTGGCTTTATTCAATTCTGCCTCTAATGATAGTATCGTTTTTTGTAATAAATGAGTCTCCTCGTCATGCTGTTCGATACTTATACTCTTGGCTTCATGAGGACTCTCTTTATATACTTTACTTATAAAGCCCTCTACAGCCTCATGAATATATTCTTTATAATTTTCTATACTTTTGACATTAAGCTCCATATGGCCTTCCATACGTTTAAGCTCCATATCAATGGCTCCATCAGGCATACGATAATATCCTTTATAGAGCCAAGGGCGTTCTTCATCAGGATTGCCTGACTGAATGAAAGGTATGTATAACATCTCATCTTTCTCAGATATAACTACATTACCTTTATATATCTTTTCACCAGCCTGTTCTCTCAATCTTTTCTTATCTGCTTTATTACCCATCTTTCCTCTTGGCAGCCCGACGTAAGTCGACTGCTCCATTATCTACTAGACGTATAGCGTATTGCTTCAAGTCTTTATCACTGTATGCAGGAAACCTTTCTTTCATCTCTACGAATAAAGATATAAGGTCCATAGGTTTACTATCTAAATCTAATAAACCATCAGCTATGATACGTGGAACTATCCACTCCATATCATCTTGGAATGGTGAAGGTCTATCAGCTTCAGCAACGAATGCTGGCATCAATATGTTTATACCATTCTCTTCATCCCAATCAACCATAGGATTAAAGTCGTAACCGTTTACTTCTCTTCCTGTCAGTGTCTTTATTTTTCCCCTGCGAATTTCCCAAAGAACCTCACAAGGGTTAATATTCGCTTCAAAGAGGCGGTTGAAGTCTCTCTGAAGATTTTTATGAGTAGCTGAACTCGTTGATAGATATCTGATATCTTTATCTTCAGCGTTGATAAACAGTCCATAAGTATAGTCATATATCTTTTGAACGCCTTTATCACACATAAAACACTTTTCATACTTTTCTTCATAACAATATGTCCTACGTCTTGTTGTATTATTCCAATGCATTACACGTTGGATAGGTGTAACATATGCAAATTGAGCGAGAGCAGTCATAGAGTCTTCTAACCAGACCCTATCTGACTTGCTACTCGCAATCCAATCGCTATATTCCATCAGTCCATCATGTCCTGACTAGCAGTATTACCACCCTTCGGAACTTTCTCATTTAGATTGAAGTATGGTTTTTGTTCACCATCTTTCCAATAGTCATTTCTATACATAACTACTGTTCTCTTCTTTCCATCTATCTCAAGTGTTCCTGAGTAGTATACATTTCCGGCTTTGCTTGTGTTGCGGAATAATCCACCCCACTTGTGCAATTCAGTTTCTACTTGTTGTGCCATATTTAATCACTTCTCCTATATTGTAGTGGTAGTATTTAAAGCTTTCGTAGCTTTCCTGTATCATCTACAGACCAGCCGTATGCTTTTAGGCTCTCCACAACTTTTTCCTTTTCTCTATTTGCTGTGTCAGTATAATCCATAAGTGCTTCAAACACTATATCTTTCATACCTACCACGCAATCTCCACACATCCAATGTCCACTACGGACAGTGGCGTGTTTTGCCCTATTGCTCTGACCTTCGACTATATAGTCTTTACAGAAGGTGCATCGCCCTAAGGTTGTTCCTGCTTCTGGTTCTCTCATCCGTGCATTGTTCCTGCATGAGACATAAGGACTTTATCACCTAACAAAAGCTTATCTCCATATCTCTCATGTAGGTTCTCAAGCACTCTGTCAAATACCTGTATGATATCTATCTCTTTGTCAGGGACTATCTCTAAGTGAAATTGTCCTATCTTTAAGAGGTGCGTCATACCTTTCGACGCTTCTTTAGCAGCTAACTTTGCTTCAAACAAGTCAGCGGCCATATGTGCCATCTCAGGGTTAGAAGATGAATCTGTCATCTATAACCTCTAGTTTTATTAGTATCTTTCTTAAGTTCTTTATCATTCCTTGTGTTTCTCCTATATCATTACTAATTCTATCTATTTCATCAGATAGTAGTTTGATATGCTCCAGAACATCTTCGACATTCTGTATGAACGGTGTCCAATCAGCGTTGAAAGTTTCGCTTCTTTTTCTTATTGTATCTTTTAGTTCGTTTAGTTCTTCGTTTAGCATTCCTAAAACTCCTATCCCAATAAGGGTTTTTCCATTCTATCTTTCCCCATTTTGTTACTTTGAATGGTTTTATCCATCCCATATAATATTCAAAACAGATTTTTTCAGTAGGTTCCAATCCACGAGTTTTTACTTTTTGGATAAGGGTGTCTTTACCTTTGCCACCCTTATTCCATATAGTAGTGAATTGCTCTCTTTTGGCTTTAGTCAATTGTGACAGTTGCCTTTCTTAGACAATAACATCCATTCTCTACATCCTCTACCCAAACACAGTGGGAGCCTTTATCAATATCAAGGGCTTCCATTATTTGCTTAGGGACATATACTCTCTCGTATTGGTCTATCGTCTTTACAGTTCCTATTTGATTCATTTTATACTTACCTTCTTTCCTTTCTTTTCTGCTACTTTACTCACAGTTATATCTAATACACCATTAGTAAATGTAGCCTTTGCTGAGTCTACGTCTACCTTTGGTTTAAACCTACGGGTATAGTTGTAGTCTCTTCCGTTACCGTTTGTAGCTGTCACTTTAATAAAGTGGTCTTCTACTTCGATGTTTATATCTTTCTTAGATACGCCCGGCATATCAATAGTAAAGACTATGTCTTTATCTCTATCTTCGTAGGACATTGTGTCCTTCTTTGGGGCGTTCTTTTTGCTAGCCATAAGTGGCTGGTCTATCTGATATGCTAAACTCATCATATCCATCCATGAGTCTAACAATGCTTCTATCCCTAACGGGTCATCTTTTCTTCTTCTTGTCATGATTTCTCCTATATGAAGGGTGTAACTTTACCAAGTTCTCTTCCTTCTCCCACCATTCTGGGTATATCGCCTTATTTGGTGGGTTTCCTATACGGGCTGGAACCCTACGACCGAGATTACCTTTGGACTTACCCATACATCATCATCTCCGTCGTGTGGCTCTTTTCCATATCTTTCACCTTGCTGATTTTCTCTACCATTAACTCAAGGAACTTGATATACGCAAGTATAGTAACTTCCTCTGTTTTGTTAAACTTGTAGTTCTCTTCTACAAAGCGAACACCATTAGGTATGTCATGAATTTGTATATTATCAAATACATCAAGCATCTTCAACCATCTACGCTTATCAGCTGGAGATAGAAGTTCCTTAATGTCAACTAAGTCTTCGTCGTTATCTAATAGTTCTACAAATTCTTTCAACATACTTATGCTTCTCGCATCCTATCAATTCGATAGGAACGGTGGTGTTGTGGGTATTGTGCAGCGAACTGCTTCAGGTTATACCTGTTGTCTTTACCCATGATGTATACGTTACCCTCAGCAGATAGACGGATGTCCTCTACTAAGATAGAACGCATAGCATCTGCGTCGTGTTCGTGTTTCCATGATGAGAACTCGAACTCTGTGCGAACTTCAGGGTCATACCTAAAGTTGACTTGCTTATGCTTTCCGGTGTCCCTAAAGTATTGGGCCGCCTTAAAGCATTTTTCAAAGATTGCTGTTTTTTTCATTTTTAATCACCTTTTGAATCTAATATGTATTGGGAGTATATAAAGGTTTCGTCAGATTTGTTTTACAGAACATAGAAAGCATACGCCATCTAACAATCCGTCTTCACCTAAGGATATACGTTTACCACATATACCACACTTTCTCCACGCTAAACTCATAAATGCTCGTCAAATAATTCTTGTAGTTGCCAACGTATTGGCGTTTTTAATCTTCTAAGTTCCGTTGCATTAGCATGGAACCATTTCCAATTTATACTCTTACCATCTTTCTTTTTATATAGATAGTCAGCTTGTTCAGGTGTTATAGCCCAAACTCTCTTATTACGTGGTTCATCACGACGTATTAATATAAATGCTAAAGCTCCATGTCTCTGGGCTTGTTTAGCATATTTAATTTGATGTTGAGGTATAGACCTGCTACTACCATAATATAAAGGGAAAGAAGTAAGATTGCGAGTGGTCTTGCACTCAATAAGGATAGGGCGACTGCGATACACAGCCATAAAATCAGCTGGTTGTTTCTCTGCGACTGCTTTCTTAACGTATTTGCTGACATCATTCGTATCCTGTATTCTAAAGAACCAACAATCTGCTCCATGAAGGCTCTTCCTTATCTCATTCTCAAAGTTCTTTCCTGTATTCTTTGCCATCCCTTGCCTACTATTGCTTAATAAAGCAATATAGTATTATAGGGCAAGGCTCTATATAAAGTTTTCCTCTTGCTATATAGAGCCTATAATAGTAGAACCATAATGCCTAATAGGGTAATACATTTAGCTACGTATATAGCTGGTGCCACTATTAGACCTCTATTGTATGCTTGTAATCTTTCTGTTTGGTGTTGGAATGTATCTATAGTTGAGGCAGTCTTTATATCTCTTGGTGTTCTCTCCTTTGTCCCAAATCTATCTCTCAGTTCTTTTCTAATTTGCCACTGATGTTTAACACCTTTCCAAATTTGAGAATCTTCCTCATGGTCTAGTAGCCGTTTAAGGTCTGAGATGTCAGAATCTATATCTAAAATTTCCGCTCGCCCCACGCTTATTTCCTCACTTCCATTCTACTACCACAGCGTGGACATTTATAACAGTATAAACCTCCACCCATGTATAATTCTTCTCTTTCTATATTACAATATGGACACATCATATAATCATCCACATCCATAGAGCCATAAACACTGACAGTAGTATGTATACTTCTGCTTCCTGTATATCTCTTGGACTGTGCCATATCTCTTTAATTCTCTTAATCATCATAGAGTCCTATCCCTAATTCCTCTTCAGCCATCTCTACGGCTTTATCAAATAAATATTCACTTGTTATAAGTAGTTCACGGGCTAATTCTAATACCTTCTCATTCATAATATATAATATCCTATAACTATACCTATACCTAATCCAAAAAAGAATCCTGAATATGCACCTTCTTCATACGGAGTTAGTAAAAACATTATATCTGTCCACCTATAACAGTATAGCATTGTTGACAATAAGGGTTGCCTTCTATATCTCTATACCTTATATACTTAGCCATAAGTTGACATTGACATAATCTACAATTCATTTATATACCCCTCTTTATCTTTACCTTTTTAACAGGTTTCCTTTCTATCACTTTATTGAAGTCTACAAACTGTCCACCTTGCTCAGCAGATGGTGGGAGTTCATATCCCTCATATGGTATCTTTACCTTACGCTGTTTCATATTCATATTTATATCTCGCTTATATATAAAGCTTTCGCTAAGTGATAGCAGAAGAGACAGCCTCTACCAGCGATGAGTTCGAGGGTATATCCTCCGTGTGGTCTGTCCTACTCTCCTTTGCTTTCGGCTGATTTGCCTACTTTGTTCGGCGTGGCCTGACACACATACTACTGTTGCTCATCAGTCTCTAAGACTCAATAGACTTACACAGGCTAACGTATAACTCCAGCTTGACGTAAAGGTAGACGCAACCGCATAATGCGTTCAGCTAATCTCCTATACTTGGTTCAGCGTATAACTACCAAACATGGTTCGTATACGAGGTAGCACCATATCGCTACCTGAGTTTTACTCATTGGCATAGGGGCGTTTGTTCAAGTTCTGCTATCTTTAGTGGGATAGAAGCAAGGATAAAATTCGTTGCGTCATTCATCTCGTGGTGAACGACAAGTAAAAGAGGTAAAACAATGAGTTCCCTACTTCTATCCTATCACCATTAGCGTTTGAGAGAAGCAACAGCCTTACTTAAAGCTTTGGCTATTACTTCTTTAGTTCTCTTACGACCATCACTACCATATAGGTTCAGGCCATATTTCTTTATCAGTGCATTGATTTGTATAGCGGTGGGGCGGACGGATTTGTATTCCTTCCGAATTAACCGTCTAATGATATCAATGCGACTAACTTGCACGTATAGACTCCGGTATCTGTGAGTATAGACACTCTGTCAACGACTTATCATCACGCCAACTATAGAACTTAGGATGACGAACGGACCCAGATGGGAACCAGCCATTACCTTTGGCAGTGAATACTTGACCGATATACTTGTCGGGATTGTCAGTGAACTCACGTCGCATAGCTTCAGTAAGACCACCACACTTTACGTCACAAGGCTTGTCAAACAGACTACCTCTGACAGCACCTACTTGACCAGCATACTTAGACTCAGGGTCAGCCATATCGAAACCAATACACATATACTCAATCTCTACCCGTTGTTTGATACGGATGTTTGCTTGAGGATAGTCATAGGCTTCGTTCTGTTTGAATACTAGACCCTCGAAGCCAGACATCTCTACGTAGTATTCCCACAGGTCTTCTACGTTATGAGTAGTATGAGCCATATCATAAGTGGGTGATACTCTGAAGTATTGTGATAGATACTTGTCTTTTAGTTTAGGTATAACATACTCGGCGATGTAAGATACATAGCCTTGTCTCGCACCGTATATCTCTTTGGATACATTACTACCTCGATACACAATACAATCAAAGGCATAGAACGCTTGGTTTGTATGAACAGGATGATTCTTGTTGTTTATATACTCACCTATAACTTCGTAGTGTATACCTTTGTCTTTTCCTTTATATACCCCGTGCTTCTTGAGTTTACCATTACGAGAGAATATTGCATACTCACCGTCTTGGATAACCATTCTACCCCATATACCGTCATACTTAGGTTGAATATATCTGTATTGTGACAGAGATATATCATCCATATTGTCTTGGGTATACTCGCTATACTTTGGTCTGTCTGTTATCATATCTTTAACACCTTCCTAATTAGTTTACTAAGCTCGATTGATAGCTTAGATGAATCTTCAATATACTTGTAGTTGGTAAACATATTACGCATCCAATGTTCGGATGCACCGGCAAAGCCTAACTGTATGACTGACCAGCCACGTGACTCTACGTGTTTGACACACTTGGCAGTATGCTCAATTGCACTTGCACCTCTATATGAAGCCGCTGAAGGCTGACCATCACTAAAGATAATCATAAGCTTATGCGACTGAGGTTGGTCAGTTTGTTCTACTACTCTGTCGGCTGATGCAACGATAGCATTACCGTCACGGTTTTCATACCTTGCACGCATACCACCCATACTTGTAGGGCGGTCGGAAGTGCGAGGACCGAAGTATTCTATCATATCAGTCTGACCTCTACCACCTTCGTCGGCACTGTGACCGAATACCCAAAGGTTTAGTTGGTCATTACCACTCAATGCTTCTTTGACAGATATAGCGGCATCACGTGCGTGACGCATAGTGTATGAACCCATACTACCTGACTCGTCTACAAGTAGACATACATCCAATGGTTTATCCTGCTCAACAATGTCGAACTTGAATAGGTCAGAGCGACGCATAGGTATACGATGTAGCATACGCTTGTCAAGCTTACCTACCTTTTGGTTCCTGACAGTATACTTGTTCATATTACCATATAGTTGTATCTTACGCTTGAGTGAACCAATCACACCTTTCTTACGTGAGACAGCATCTCTATATACTTCTTTGTCTCTCGCAGTATCTCTAGCAGTAGTCCAATTGATTTGTCTTTGACCATCAGCTATAGCGAGGCCCTTGTCCATATCATACTCTTCGTAGTCTGACTCTATCAAGCTACGTATCTCTTCGATAACTTCACTATCAAGACCTTCACTTATATAGTCACTAAGCTCTACCCTTGCTTCACCACGTGCGTCACGTATAGGTGACTTACGTTCGAGTGCATCTTTGGCACGGGAGATAGCATCATCAGTCATACGGTCAAGAATCTTATCCATCTCACTGTCAGATAGTTCTATGTCTGATTCTGCAAACCTTGATTTCATATCAGCGAATGCGTCATCTACCTCTGACATTACTTCTTTCATATCTATCTCATCGTCTTTAGCCATACGTTCGGCTGCTTTCTTAAGATAGTTGTATAGGGATAAGATACAGGTATAAGTATTTTCTCTACTATCAAGACCCGTAGCTAATGCACGGGCAAAGAAGCGTATATGTGGGGCGTGTCGCTTTTTTCTATCGTCATCAATAAGTGTAGGATAACGTATAAGCATCATAAGAGTATTGATAAGGTCAGCTAATGGTTGTGAAGATTCTTCGTCTATACCACTATCTGCGAAGTAATGTTCTTTAGTCTTCTCGATATAGTGAACGAAACCACCACACGTTTTAGCTAATTGCTTTTCGATATACTCATCTTCCACAATATTACATATAGAATGCAACAACCATTGTTCGTCACCATTCACACATGAGTCATACTTTTGTTTACGTTCCCACTCCATAAGGTCTTTGGAGTGTATAAGGTGTAGCTTTTCATGGATAGCGAGACCTGACACAACGTCTAACTTTTCGTCATCGTGTTGTATCAGTTTACCATCTACTACTATTCTACCACTACGGATGTCAGTATAACCTGATGATGTGTTGGCAAACTCAAGAGTATGCTTGACAGTAGGGTCAACTACTTTACATAGGGAGTCAAGGTGTGACTTATGTTTAGCTAATCTCTTAGCAGTATCGTCATAACCATACGAACTACCTCCCCACATACCACTCAGTGTGGTAGAGCCACTGCCTGACCACCATGAGCTACCGCTACCCCATGTGAAACCACCACCGGTTCTACCCCAAAGGTCACCGCTGGAGTATACGCTTGGTGCAGGTGTGATAGCTGTCTTAGCTGTGGTAGGATGAGCATACTCATCACCTACTACTCCATCAAGGTGGTTGCCACAGGTAGAACAACACTCGTTGTCATCTTCTTTAGTCTTTACCCAATCCTGACAGGTATAACACCAGCCTTCACTCTTATCGGCTGAAACAGCCCAATCGTCTATAGTGTAGATATCCATTCGTCTATATTATCCTCTTCGTTCTTAGCTTCTAGTATAAGCTTCATCTCAAAACATTTCAATGTTCTTTTCATAGCACCTATGCTACAGTCATATACAAATCTATCATCATCAGTGACCAAACCGTATGATATACTCAGTGCATCATTCATGTTCATAGTAGCAGTGGTGGGGCGGTCGGGAACTATACCTTCGGTTTTAAGCCTACGGTTATATGCTCCGACGTGTCGCCCTGTCACTTCGCTTAGTGGGAATACATCTTTTATACACTTAGCAACTAATGCAGGTTTGAGACCCATAGAAAGCAAACCCTTAGCAAGGGTATGCCAATATGTATCTTTCTTTCTACTAACCATTTAGTCTCCCATTGATTGTATAGTCTGCATAACTTTTACTCTTTCTGTATCGTCACCTGCTTGGATAGGATAGAATGGTAGACATACCTGCTTGAGTGCTTCAAGCATAGTCATACCATCTGCAACGTATTCAGCAGTGGACAAACACATACGTGTAGATACAGCAGTATTCAACTCTTCCGATTTGTAGAGATTTCTGACTCTACTTGCGAAGTCAGTGATACGTTCAGCGTCTACATCAGAGATAGTAGGAACTCTTATCTTAAGAAGTTCTGCTTCTTTATCTGCTGGTAGATACTCTAACTCGTATATACCTCCGGTAAATCTATCTTTCCATGCTCTATCTAAGTCATGGGCCGCACCCAAATACTCTCTACCAATGTTGGCAGTAGCATAGAAGAAAGCACCGTCGTTTATCTGAACGGTATCAGCGTCATCACTCTCATCGAGTGCTAAGTATTTCTGTCCGTCAAGGACAGGCATAAGGATATTAGCTAAGTCACCGGTTCTATCTCTCGTGACTTCGTCAAGCATAATGAATGCACCCTTGTCATCTTGTAGGGCAGAGACAAATCTGGATGGTTTGAAGAATGTCCCACGCTCACTATCATATTTAGTGTCACCGAGTATCTTTGCAGATGGATTCATAGTGTCACCAAAGTTGAAAGCATAGAATGGTTTGTTGGATATATCCGCCAATATTCTACCGAGACTACTCTTACCACATCCGGATGGACCGGTAATCAATATACTCTTACCTCTGAAGATGTTTCTAAGCATAGTATAAAATGTCATACTATCAGCGAACTTGAACTCTTCAGGGATATCAACACTACCCTTCAGCTTAGATAGGACTGTTGGTATATGTGGGGCAGGTGGCTCAGGTTCTACTTCTTCTTCTGCAACAGCAGGAGTAGTAAAATGCCATGCGTCTATATCATCCACTATTTCACTCCATTCGGAACGGGAGATATACTCACTATCACTATCATATTCTCCACAACACAGTTCCATATAGTCACTGCGTAGACGGTGTATACGTGTCTCTTTGTCCATACCTTTATAGTATTCTGTTCCTACTTCATCGGGGGAACTATCCTCATCATGCACGGGCTCTCTATCATAAGATAGGTCACCTCTTTCTATGTCTTTATAACTCATTGTTTTTCTCTTCGTTATGGTCAATAATGTTTTAGGGGTATTTAAAGGTTTCGGTCTACTCTATATCCTCCACCTCAGGTTCCCATATACCTTTCTCTCTTATATCTTTCAGCCACGCATCCTGATAGCGTAGAGGTAATTGCATATAGATTATCTCCGCTATACTATGCACGGCATCCAATAGTTCATCTGTGTGTTTACTCATGCTTCACCTGTTTCCTCATCGTATACTCCACATGATGGACATACGTATTTATCTTTGAATACGGCTAAGTCAGCGAACTCAGCACAATCATTACAGTAGTATACTTCTTTTATATCCATCAGTTCTGCCTCCCTCTTCGTATATACTTACCATCGACACGGCTTCTATCATAACCATACATACGCTTGCCGGTTATACCTCCGCTTGTGCCTTTGACTTCATACTTCTTAAATATGTTCACAATCCTATTATAGTCAGCTTGCTCCATATGTCTCATACCTGATAGCATACTATTCATACCTGATGTAATACTGTGCATATAGTCTTCGGTATTTGGTTTTACTCGTAGGACAAAGTCCCTCATAGTCTTATAGTCAGGGTCATCTATACCACTAACTGACATGATAGGGTGCTTGGCTCTACCTTGCAAATAAGACTTTATATCTTCAATAGTTATATCACTCATATATCACCTGTGTGCGGATAGAATCAGAATGATTGACATAGTCAGCAAAGTCATTACACATATGTGGCTTTGGTGCTGAGTTGTGGTATAAAGCAGTTCGTGCTATACGCTTGGCTCTACGATTAGTGTCTATCCTTCGAGGGCCATTACTTGCTATCTTTGCCATAACAGCTTTTATCTGTTCGGCAGTCATACTGTTTATCAGTTCGTCTAGGTTCATGTTTATATCTCTCTTACTTTTTGGGCCTCGATGTCGTCATCCTAAGCCCGACTATACAGGGTCACGGTAGTATTTAAAGCTTTGGGTTGATTTCGGCGGGTAAACATATAGAGCATTACTATATTATACTATATTATACTATATTATAGCTATATTAAGCAACTATGCTTAATTAGAACCTTACCCTATGCTATATAGTGCCTATTAGACTTATAGAGCCTATAAGCATATTAAGCTCTAAGTGTGGTCTATAGTATACACACGGGCTCTACTTATCTTTTTACTCAGGCACTATTGAGCCGTATGCATATATACGCATATACACGCGAGCTTATATGCTTAGTAGTGCCAATTGTTATATCTTAGGCTCTATTAGGCATACCCCCCGTGCTTAATCGTGCCATATTCATTTATATATACCGTTACAAGATAAACATATAACTCAGCGGGGCGAA